TGAAGAAGTCAAGCGGTTGCGTAAAGCGATTATTAAAGTTGCACTTGATGAACATGAGAGTGTATATGAAATGAGACAGGCATTGCTGAAGGTGATTGAATGACAATGAGCGACCATCAAGAAAGCGAACATTTTGTAGGAGTAAGGGATGAGAAAACTATCCTCACTATGCTAGACAAAGCCGAGCGTAAAAAGAACATGCACTATACACAGATGCACAAGGGCAGAAGGGAACAACGAGTTTACCACATGAGGAATTACAAGGCACTAGAGGGTGTAGTCAAAACCCTGCGATGGGTGTTGGGAGATATGAACATAGACCATCCATTAGAATAAAATTGACACTGAAAGAAATAATATATAAACCAAATAAGAAATGAGAGATGAGAAATATGCAATATAGTAAACATAGAACAGCAGACACATGGCACGAATTAGGACTGATGGGTGACACCCTTTCATACACTGACGAAGAGATACTGACATCCCAAGCGTTAGGGTATGTGAAATATAGAGTAGGTAAGGCTAACCCAATGGACATAGCGGTGCTTTACAGCATCGTTGAAAAGGGCGAGGGTGTAGAGGTCACGGCTAAAGATTTAGTCAATGACTATACAAGGCTCGCCTCATTGTTTGAGTCGGGGATAATTGTAAGAGGTAAATTAAATACCACTCATGTAGCATGTAGTGGTATCCACTTTGAACGCAAGACCACCGACTATGCAAATCAAAGACATCTATACTATGTAGACTCCATAGTGAGGGAACTTGATAAAAAAGAAATTGACTACCGTGATTACCTTGATGTGATATGTGGATGGGAAGTGGATGGTTACTATGCAGATAGTAATGAAGCACAATTATTGAGAGTAGAAGAATTCAAAAAGTTCTGTTCAAATGTTGAAGATGTCGCAGAACATTGGTTTGATAGCATATACAGGGGTGTTGAGAAATTCAATTGTAGATACGGTAATATAAACTGGTATGGTTTGTGTGAGAAAAATGAGTCGCATTATTGTCCACGCCACACACACGGCACTCCAACAAGGAATGCTTGGGTCATGATGCCCGCTATGAATACCATATCCCCCGGTAACATCCCTATATCATGGACAAGTGACCACTTACAAAAATGGAATGTGTTAGATGGTTCAATTGAATACAACAAGATGCTTGCCCGCACATATACCAAACATGCTGACGACAAGACGGTGCTTAGGCAAATCAACAAGGCTGTCAATCGTATGAAGAAGCGTGGTGTAGTGCGCCAAACAACGGAAGGTAGAGGTCGCAAGTTCAAGTGGTGGGATAGTGCGTGGCGAAAAGTCCAAGAGCAAAGAACAAGAATCATGGCATCAAACTCTAAGAAGCGTAAGTTAGGTGATGTAGTAAATGGATGGATATACTCGAAGGGTTATGTAGAAAAATCATTCGGTATGGAAATTGTTTCTTATGTTTGGAAACCAATAGAAGAATTGTACACTTATGACATCATTGGGTATAGAGTTAAATTCCTAAATGAACAAGATGCTATTGATTATTGTTCCGCAGTAAATAATGCTATGCGACCAAACAATTCCCAAGCATGTGTGTATAGAACAATCAAGAATGGGGAACTAATATTCGATGTCCCTACCATCAGTTATAACACTAATAAGGTAACAAGTCAATTTAGGCTATGCCCCGAAGTTGAAGTTGAATCTATGCCTACCCCACAACAATGTTTAGCGAACATACAAACTAAAGGTGATAAGTGGATTGAAATGAATGTGGATAATTTCAAATCTAAGCCGTTTCCTTATAACAGTGACAAATTAAACATAATAAAGGAGGTGTCGGAATGATTTGGAAAGAAATACAATTAGAATTAGAGGGTGCTTATGCAAGAGGTTATGCTCTTGCTAAACACTTAGGTTGCACTGACCACTTGGATAGACATGTTCTCGAAGGTCAAGCGTATTCGTATACATGGGGCGGTACGGAAGTAAACGACTATGGTAATGACGATGGTGATTTTGATAACTACCGTGTCCTTACAGATGATGAAGCAGATGAATTAGCATACGAATTTATAGTGGAAGAACTTTGGGCTTTTAGTTCATCATTCCTTGCAGGTGAAACAGGAATAGATGAAGATGTTTTTATCGCTTTAGCCGACAATGGTAAGTATGAAAGTAATAATGATGCGATTGCCTCATTGATTAAATCATCTTGTGGTTTACAAGTGTTTGTTGATTCAGCCGTTAGTGTTGATGGGCGAGGACATTACATCAATAGGTATGATGGTAAAGAACATGAAGTCAAGGTTGGAAGAAAGACATTTTACATATACAGGGTGAACTAACATGAGTAAGACAGTTATACGCAACAGGATTACTAAGTTACTAAAAGTAAGACCTAACTTATACACAGGACAAATCTACGACATAGTGCATGGTAACTCTTCGATACCGGAAATAAAATTCAAACCATTACGCAGGGGAGTAACGAGGAATGAACTAAGCGTAGTGCTTAGTCGTTACTATCGCAAAGTCAAGTATGATGAAAAGCATGGACAAAGCACATGGATGATAAGAGAGGCGGTGAAAAAAGATGAAGAATAAATTAAGAGATAAAATAAAACAAGATATGATAGACTTGCAGAATAGGTTGGACAAACTAAACTTTTGGGAAGAGTCCGGTTACGCAGACCAACCGTGTGTAGAGCATGAGTGGACATTGGTTCACCATCAAGCGTTGGCTACACCTACCGTTGCAGACAATGAAATTGAATTAAGATACTTGTGTAAAGTGTGTGGGCTTACAACAAAGAGGGTATTCAAAATAGATAATGAAACGCTGTTCGATGAATGGGCGGAGTATCGTGAAGGAGGCGAGGAAGAATGAAATATTATTCAGTAGAAACATTCCACTTGAAACATGATAGAATGTCAAGTGAAACACATTTCCATACAGAAGAAGAAGCGATGGAGTGTTACAATGAAATCATTAGAAGAGGTTTAGAGATAGGGGATGGAGTTGATGTAAGAGTGATGAAAGTTACTAAACATGATGATTCATGGAAGGAAACCTGTATTGCACAAATGAAAGATGAAGGAAGGAATTTTTGGAGTGATGATGAATGAATATTAAGAATTACCATGATTTATTAAAATGGTTTAGCGAACTTCCTAATTGGGAAAAAGAAGCAACCATGGAATTTTTGAATGAAATAATGGAGAGAGAAAAATGAACACACCAATCAAAGTAAGTAATGGCTCACTTACTATGTGTGGGCTTAATGACTTCCGTGATACACTGAAAGCACATCATACAGTAGTTACGCTGTGTCGTTACCCGCCTAAGTTCATAGACTCGGACAAGCATGAGCGATACCACTATTACTTTAGGGCTAAAAATAGTTCACCGGAAATATGGGCGCATGCTGTAGAGTTAGTGATGGGTCTATTGGATGCAGGTGAAGATGTATTGTTACACTGTGTACATGGTAGAGATAGGACAGGTGGTGTAGCGTATTGTATACTACGCATGTTCGGTTATGATGTAGGTCAAACTGTTGCTAGGATGATGGTTGCGAGGCCGTCTATGGTAAAAGAGTGGTCTACCATATTACATGAGAACAAGGACTTGTATGATAAGATTGGACATGAACTACACCACAATATGATTCACGAAGAGAAGAATAAAAACAACACTGAAAGAAATGATATATAAACCAATTAAGAAATGAAGGATGAAAAGGAGAGATAAAAATGCAGATGAAAAATGTAAGAAAAGAAATGGAACAACTGATAGGCAAAAAAGTAACTGTGGCTGTAAGCACACAGGGTATTGTAAGAAATGGCTTTCATACTCAAATGAGTATTGAAGGAACATTGGAAGAAAATGATGGTATGTATAGAGTCTTAAGAGATGATTGCACATTCACTTACTTTACACCTAAAGATGTTTTACTTGTAAACCCGTTAGTATCTACGGGCGTGGTTATCCACATAAAAATAGATACACCAAAGGAGGAATAAGAATGCACAATATAGCACAAACACAAGCAGGAGAATGGATGACAGCATGGGCGGGGGCAACTCCGTGGCATAAGTTAGGAACACAAGCAGATGGATTAATGACTACGCATGATGCGTTAATCAAAGCCAACTTGAATTGGATGGTTACCAAAGAGCCATTGTATTATGAGGACAATGATGGGGTGAATGTACTGCCGGGTACATACGGTGTGTTCCGCACTGAAAGCGGAAAGAAGATTCCATTGACAAAGAACGGACAAACAGTTGGCAAGGTATGGAAAGCACTACAGAATGTAGAAGCGTTTTCATTCCTTGACGAATTGACAGGTGACCACAAACCGAAGGTTGAGGTATGTGGTGCGCTAGGTGAAGGACAGACAGTTTGGATACTAGCGAGGCTACCTACAAGTATCGTGTTCGATAATGTAGATACAGTCCACAAGTATCTGTTGATAAGCAACACACACGATGGCACAGGCTCGGTAAGAATACTACCGACACCTATTCGTGTGGTATGTTTCAATACTTTGTCAATGGCGTTAGGTCGAGGTAAAGGTCAAGGTTATGCAATCCGTCACTCCGGTAAGATGCACGAGAGAATGGAAGAAGCAAAGAAAGCACTACAGGCTGTAGAAGAGGACTTTACACAATGGGCTAATGATGTAGAGCGTATGTTGAATACGAAAATTAATCTTGAAACTACGCAAGAATACTTCATTGATGTCATGGACTTGAAGCGTGATGAAGATGGTGAACTTGCGACAAGAGGTAAGAACATTATTGCTTCCACCAACAAACTACTACTGTCACCTACTAACAACATCGGTAACATGAGTGGCACAGTATGGGCGGCTTACAATGCAATCACAGAAGCGATTGACCACAGCCTCACTCAACTGCGTAATGGTGAAACAAGTATCAAGCGTACACAGTCAGCCATGTTCGGTCCACTTGCACGAAGAAAGGTTATTGCATGGAACAAAGCGATGGAGTTGTTAGCATGAAATTAACACTGAAAGAACTTAATGAGATTGTAACTGATGCACAGATGGAAGCGGAAGAAATAATGCGTAACAAGATAGTGAAGTATATCAACAAAGGTTACACGACCAACGGGATACTGTTCATGCTTGGTCAGTTCAATCTTGTTACAGGTCGCAAACATGAGAGTGAGGTTGAGATAGATGGCTACAAAGATGGTGAAACTATCCAAGTTATGAAAACATCCGAAGCAACATCTAAGGTAATACAATCAATACAATCGGGGGATGAAGAATGAGTATGAGTGATTACAACATAGAATACATGTTTGGTTATCTTGACCATGCACAGATTACAGAAGGTGTTATTCATGGCGAGATTGCTGTTGAAGAGATGAAATATCACATTGAAAGAATGCAAGATAGGTGGGGTTCTTACGAGGGTGTCCTTGATTTCTTACGATTGTATAGTGAGGACAGAACACTCGGTATCAAGTTTACACAAACGATGATGGATAAAGGTACATCTTTCAATCGGGATAGAACTTACACACACTTGTATCACTTTGATGAGGACTACACGGAAGAACAATGGAGGAAAGATAATGTGGATAGCGACGAATAAAGGATGGTTGAGTATCGTAAAGCACAGGGATAAGGAACATACATTATTGGTGCGAGCGAGAAATGAAAATCACATTGAAAGTATTTTTCCAAATGCAGAAGTGTATGAAGATGCAGATGCAGACTATCCATACAGGGCAGACATAGACAACTATGTTGTAGGCACTGTCATCGGTGACCTGCTGATGGGTATAAACTATGACAACTTCAAAGCGAGCGTAGATGATTACCATTACCACTTCGCATTGGTAGGGGTATGGCAAGAGATGTATAACTACGGTGAATCTTACAGACCGGAATAAATAATATATAAACCAAATAAGAAATGAGGATTGAGAAACATGAAAAAAACATATACAGTAAGAGTCACCTATGTAGGTGAGATAGAAGCAGAAGATGAAGAAGAACTAGAAGAGAAGTTGTGGGTAGTGCATACATTGTTTGGCGCACCATACGAGGACTACTTGTTCGAGGCAGAAGAGGTAGACATACAGGAGGAATAGATAATGAAAAGTGAAGAGATAAAAAAAGAAATAGAAAAACTATTTGAAAAAGAACACCAAGCCCAACTGCTTGAAGAGTTGCATGAATGGGCTCATCAAGCGAAGAAATACATTAGTAAAATCACAGACAGGATTTACGATTTAGAAGATGAAATTCCGATACAAATACCTCATGGCCCTTTTGGTCATAATATCAATAATTTAATTCCAGACATAGAATCTAAGTTGGAGGCTTTGTAATGAACATATTTGTATTAGATGAAAACCCTGTTACTGCGGCGCAGTGTATGGATGATGTAAGAGTGCCTAAGATGTGCGTAGAATCAGCACAGATGATGGCATCAGCCCTGCGTAGGCATGGTGCTACTGATGAGCAGATGCCATTGACGAAGGCCGGACGGCCATATTTGGGGGGTTACAAAAATCACCCATGCACCCGTTGGGCGGGTGACTCCGGTGCTAATTTTAGATGGTTGGCTCAACATGCTTTGGCTCTATGTTTAGAATACAGTATGCGATTCGGTAAACAACATGCGTGTCATGAACCTATCGGTATAATGTATGCACTACATGGTATTATTCCGCATGATGAACTGACAACATTTGCACAGGCCATGCCCGACGAATACAAAGACGATGATGCAGTCAAAGCCTACAGGTCTTACTACAAGTCTAAGCAATACAGTAAAGGTGGGGTGCGCTATGTGCGTACTGATGTTCCTACTTGGTGGGAGGTGACGGCATGAGTAAGTTAATAGCGTTAAAGGGAATGAAAAGTGCCTATGAACTATCATTGAAGGAAATGAAGAAAGCACTTGATGATTTACAACTTAGATACGATATAATTCAAGAGCATTTAGAAAATGTTGAAGAAGCGATAGAATATGAAGAGGTGACGGCGTGAGTGAATACAAAGTGACAGACGGCTACGAAGATTGCGAGGTATGTTTCAAGACCTGTTGTATCAAAGATGAGCCACTACATGATGTTCAAGCAGGGCGTATTTGTAGTGAGTGTCATTACCTAAATGAATATGGCGTGGAGGTGACGGCATGATTGAATGTTTTGATGATGAGTATTGGGAACACCATGCAAAGATGCAACTACTGAAATGCACAGGTTGTGCTGGTTGTCCTGTTACTTATTATCCTCTTGCTACAATTGTAGGTTATGGTTTAGAGTGTGAGTGTGTGGAGGTGACGGCATGAAGAAATATAAGAATAAACATACTAATGTAATTGTAACTTTGAAAGGCGATAAGATGGTTAGCGGTGGCAAAGTCTACATGCTAGAGAAAGAGAATGGTGACATAGACAATTGGAGTGAAGAATTGTTTTTACTTCATTGGGAGGCGATACCGTGACTGATGAATGTGCGGCTTGTTCGGGTGACGAATGTGAGTATGAAGATATGTGTCAAGAATGTAAAGAGGAAATGGATGGATTACTTGATGATATTTATTGGATAGCGAGAGGTAGATTGTGATGGAAGAGGAAATAGTAACTACAGATGTAGATGACGATATGAGAAATTATGAGATAAAGTTAGACGGTGAGTTCCATACTGTAGTAATGGAAATATCCATTTGGGATTATGGAATCAACTGTCCGACATGTGGTAAAAATAACAATAAAAATAAAATGTATTTGTTAAGTAACGGGCAGTATCTTTACAAGGGAGTTTGCTGTGGCATGTTCGGACTGTGTGAGGTCAAAGGTGAGGACAATGGATTGGCAACCAACAACTGAAATGATTACTTGGGGAAATGAACACTTGAGGGCTATACCCGTTGATGGGGTATGGTCGCCGGAAGGAAGTGGTGTGCAATATAGAAAGATGGGTGAGAATACTTTCGCACTTATGTTTATGTATAACCATCCCGAATGTGAAGTTCACCATGAAAGGTATAGAGAGATTATGTCAGCGTGTGGGTATGAAGTCTTAGAGGGTGATGGAGTCCAAAAGATTACACCACCACTTGACCCCATGGAAAGGATGCAACAAGAGTTTGAAAGGAAGCAAGAGCAAGCGAGGGGATGGTTGTGTCCTTCTTGCGAGTTTCCGATTGCTAACTGTGATTTAGATGATAGAAAAGATGTATATATCGAAACCATAGATGCTGAACTTACAGGTGGCGACAGCACACCCATAGAGATTTGGAGTTGTAATATTAGTTGCAGTCAGTGTGGTGAAGAGATAAAAATGAATCCCGACGATTACCACTTGCTCGCAGGTGATGAATGTTACATGCGCTGGCGTGTTGATGATAGTCACCAATTCATGGCTCTTACAAGAGGGCAGATGAAAGAGATGCAAGATGCTGGTGTATTGAAAGGAGAAGTTCTTGGAAGTATCTATGAAGATAAGAAAGTGCCACCGTGGATGTGGGGCATTTACGCTATCAAGAGAAACTTAACTAAGAGTGAAGAAGATGAGTAGTTTTGAAAGAAATTATTGGGAAGATGATTCTAAAGTAAAAAAGTGGGCTTCCGGTAAAGGGAAAGTTCGTCTTGCTTGGATTAAATGGGCGGGTCGCTATTGGGTGGACTTGCGAATATTAAGACGAGAAGAAGATGGATACACACATACTAAACAAGGAATAAGATTATCACCGGAACAAGTGAGAGAGATGCTTCCTGTTCTTAATGAATTACTACAAGACATAGACGACAAGATAGAAGAAGAAGAGAGGCATGACGACAAAGATATATCACCTTAATTGGTATCATCCTAATAGAGTATGGATATTTAATGATGGTGCGTTAAAAGGAGAACCGTTATATTACGGCTTTGAAAGGGTAGTTGCTAAACTACTTGAAAAATTAGGCGCAATAAAATACCGTCAAGCACATCGCACAGGATGTAAATTGATTTTGTCCGAAAGGCAAAAACCTAATACTTTCAAATTTAATTTATTATCTGTAGATAGCGGCGGTGCTAAATACGGTAATGAAGAACTTGGTAAAGGATGGATTGAAAGTGATGCTTTGATAGGCACACCGGACATACTGTATGTTGGAGTTGGGGTGGACTAATGTTACTTAGTAGAGCGATAGTGTTAGTTTCTAAAATGCCTAAATTAAGTATTAAAGATATTACAAGAGAAGAGGCATACGAGTTGTGGAGTTTCTTGGATGATGAAAGGAAGTTACCAATAACAAAAACAAGACTGAAAATAAACTTAGCAAAGGAATGCGGTGTCTTTGTCGAGCAACTTGATGCGGTAGCAAATGGTGCATCACTAGCAGAAGTATTGGTCATGGAATCTTCCGATAGCAAAACAAGTAAATTAAAACTAAAAGAAATTAAAAGTATTATTCAATCAGTGACAAGTGATGAAGATTGGATTATATCATTCTGTCATTCGATGGACATAACCGAAGCGGAGTTTGTATGGCGGTGGGCTTTGAATGAGCGTTGGCGTTCTATAAGATACCGAATGAGAAAGTGGGCTAAAATTAATTCTAAAATTAATGATGATTTGATTGATACCATGGAAATGTTAGATGTAATATTCGGATTGAGGGAAAAGGAGAGTGTTGAAAGGCCCAATACTGAATTCAAAAGACTACAAGCGTGGAATGGTATAGACATACCGGATAAGTTTTGGTTTGTCAATGACTGCGGAACATTGTTATTTTTAGAAAATGGGATTGCTAGAAACAGGAATGGAGAGATTAATCGAGAGTATACTCCACAAGTCAGTGATGTAGATGCTTGCTGGTGCTGGATTGATGTCTTAGGTATCACACGGTTACATACAGTTGAGCAAGAGATACCGTTTTCTAACTACAAAGAGCCTATGGATATTTCATGGCACGAAGCCAACAAAGTTCTATACAACTACCCAAAGGGTGGATTTTTAATTCTTAATGATAATCATTATCATCTTTACACTAAAGGAACTAATGCACTTGTAGTTCAGTTATTATCCATTAGACAGATTAAAAATACAGGGTATGAATTTATTTTAGGTGTTAAAGATGGTGTTGATATTATTGATGTAGACAAGTTGGTGATTGACAAGTTGCCGTTTGAACTAGAAACAGCACTGAAAAGAAACGGTGTGCCAATACAGAATTCACACACTACACATGATGTTGATTTTCTTGTAGTAGAATGTGCTTACTCTTGGAGAGCAGAAGATGGGTGGGGCTGGCGTTACATGAGTACACTTGATGATGCCTCCATTCATGATGTGGATGAGTATACGACTTACATATCAATGGTGGGTGTAGACAATGAGTGAGAAATTAAAGAACATCGGTTTAGGTATTTTACTTTCTAAAATTAGGTTTTCAGTTTCAGTATCGAAGGTGCATTTTGGTTTTGGATTTAGGGTTGATAAATACATACAACTTGACATACAGGATGATAAGATTAGAGCAGTGGTGCAATCTTGGTGTGATGAAAATAATTTAACAATTAAATATCGTATAAAGAGTAATGCAGACATACTCAAGTGGTTGAGTGTGATAGAGCCTTACGCTGAACTTCTACATGATAAGAAAGGTTACAGTCGCATGTTGTGGGTAATTGATAACCCTATACCTAGAGCGAATCCATCTACACCGACAAATGCATTCTACGATTGGGTCAAAAAATGGGATGACTTAGAAAATGATATATAAACCAACTAAGAAATAGAGGTTGATAAAGATGAATTGGAACGAATTACTACGACCTACTAAACCTGTAGAGATAGTAGGTAACAATGTCTTTGTCGAAGATTTCCTTGAATGGGAAAAAACGGGTGAGTATCCATCAGCCATACTCATACTTGGTCCTCCGGGCACAGGTAAGTCTAGTGCGGCGAATGCGATAACACATACTATGTTAGGACAGTGGAACAACGATATGAATGTTCTTTGGACTAACGCAAGTGATGATAGGGGTATCGGGCATGTCCGGCAAGAGATAAAACAATTTTGCCGTCTAAGTGGTATCAATGCCGCACGAAAGGTTGTAGTCTTAGATGAGGCTGATGGACTCACCCACCAAAGTCAAGATGCTCTTAGGGGCATCATGGAGAAGTATGCTCACAGGGTTTTGTTTATCTTGACGGCAAACTATCCCGAAAAAATCAAACCTGCCATACAAAGCAGATGTAAGATATATCAATTCACTCCGGTCACTCCGAAAGAAGGTGCAAGACATCTACTACGAGCGACGGAATCATGTGGCGCACCGGTAGAGTGGGAACAAGCCTATGAAGATGTTGTAGAACATTTCAATGGTGACTTGAGGGCGGCTGTAAACTTCCTTGAAAGTAGGCCAAAAAATCAAGAGTTATCTTTCAATAAAACCACCGAGGCATGGTGGGATGATTTCAAGTTACATGATGATTACAATTCTCTAAGAGAGAAACTTAACGAAAACATGGAAACCGCAGGTAGCCGTGTTTATTTTATGAATAAATTTCACCAATACATTAGAGGGTATTTTGAGAAAGACCCGGATACTGTATTCGCTATCATGTCCGTTTGGGGTGACATGATGGAGAGAGTGCATGAGTGGCCGGGTAGTGACCATGCTTTCGTGGATGTATTGGTGGCAAGACTAAAGAAACAAATAGGTGAAATGAAATGAGTTGGAAAGAAGAGGATGAATACATAGATGACGAAGGAGATGCAGGATTAGGCAAAAAAGCAGAATCACTAACATTTCCGGCAGGAGTAGCACAAAGGATGGTTGCTTACTCCAAAAGAACCGGTAAAGACATTGAAGAAGTCAAAAAAATGTATTTAGATTACATAAAGAAAGAATACGGTGTTGAGGATTACACACAAGAAGATGAGGACATACTGATAGATTGGGCTGAACAAGCATTCGTTCAAACTAGAAAGCAAACAGCAAGCACATCGGGAACATCTACATGGGTAGGTTGCTTCGTTGGTGTGGCTGATAGAACGAAAGACAGGCTAACAAATATTGTTAATGCTAATGTTAAGTTGTTCAAAGCAGACCCATCTCAAGCGATAAGTAGCGGTAGGTTAGGAGTGTATGAAAAAGACGGGGGCATGTGGGCTGTTCGTAACAAAGACGGCTTACAACCACTAGATGAATCAGCAGACAACGAGCCGCAGTATGGTATCAAAGTTGGTAGTGAGTATGTGTGTTTACTCACCCGCAAAGGCTTACCATCACCACCAACAAGAATGGGTAGATATGCTTATTTCTTAGGTGGAGAAGAAGGCGACTTTGTGAAGAACAGTAACATATCGTTGTGGAAAGTAGACCTAACTGATGAGAACAATACCATGCATTTAGACATAGGCCGACCTTGTAAGATACCGGTCATACCACCAAGAGAAGATGCAAACGATTTCTTCAAGACAGTATTGGGAACATACAATAACTTTGAAATTAATTACACTGATGAGTTTGTGCCCGAAGAAGTAAGACCTTTACTTCAACCGGTAAGTTACTGGACTAATGAAGAGTTCCATGACATGTATGCAAGAATTGATGACATAGAAGATGTGTTTGATAGGAAGAAAGAGAAAACTGAAATTGAAGGTAGAAGTATTACATACGGACCACTGGTTATTACCAAAGGAACAATCAACAGCATGAACACTGAGCCTAGAGATAGTGAGTATGACCCGGAGGGCTTCAATTACTTCATGTCACTTAGCAGTATTAACGGTGATGTAGATTGTTGGATACCCGGTGCAGTAGGTAAGATGACTAATCCATTCCAAGCACATTGGGGAGAGCAAGCATTTGACTATGCTGAAAACTCCACAGTGTTTGTCTTTGGTCGTCTAGGCATGAAAGACCGTGATGGTTTGATGAGTCCTAAGATTACAGTCATGGGTATCTACGGTCACCCTCGTAGATGTCGAAGGAGAGCAAGCGGTGGGAACACAGGAGTTGGACAGTTTGACTAAAGTAACTATAGATGGCGAAGAGTTCAATTTGGAAATTCATCAAACTACTCAAAAAGTAATTGAAAGTCCGAGTGGATTGACAGTTGTTCAATATGCCGCAACACTTTGGAAATATTTGGAGGAATAAATATGGCAGGTTTTGGACAGACAGTAAAGTTACAGCAAGAGATTGAAAAGGTCGTAGATGAGGTTGGGGTACAGAAGCCCAACAAAGACCCGTATGCGGCTTTGAGAGCCGAGCAAGAATCAATGAGTCACATAATCAAGACTCATAGTTTTGCAGGTATCTTTGGCTTCGATGGTACAGGTAAATCAGCAATTGTATTAGACGCATTCAATAAAGATGAGACTAAAGTAGAGGGTTCACTTTTACACGCAGTAGATTTCGACAATGGTGTAGGTATGCTAAACTCCGCTATCTACGACAATCCAAATGTTGTTTCATGGAATCCGTGGAAGATGGGTAGTAAAGATAGAACAGCGTATGATTACCCCGGTACACATCAGCGTGTTATGGACATCATGAAATACATCATCAGCGAAGTAGAAAAGGGCGTTGCAGTATGGGGCGTACTTGTGAGTGGACTTGATTCATGGCTTGAAATATGCACCAACAACATGCGTATCATTGACTTGGGATTGGCTAAGGATGGTATTGATGCGGCAGACAATCGTGGTGCAGGTGAAGCAAAGCGTGTAGAGCGACAGTCCGATTGGGCTATCCGTAACACTAGGTTTCACCAACTAACAAAATTAAGTCGTGATTTAGTTAGACTCGGTGTTCGTGTTTATTGGGAAACCCACATGCGTTCAACCAACTTCTCTTACAAAGACGATGCGCCTGTTGTATGGCAACCGGAGTGGGAGAAAAAGACTAACAACTACTTGCCTACATTGATTCGTATGGATGCTACTAATGAGTATAACGATGAAGATGAATTAGTTTCTACTACCTATACTGCCACATACACTAAGTGTAAAACTAATCCATCCCTTGTTAATCAAACAAAGACAGTTATGGTAACTACTACAGGAGAAGAACCAAAGTGGTATGGTCTACCCGACCTCTACGATGGTACTCTATGATACTCTTACGAGGTGGGTTTAGTGGGTAATAAGTGCAAAGGTGTTTCACAAATCACAAGGGAGTTTGTTTCGTTGTTTTTTCTTCCCGCACTTTCCCACTAAGTAGGTGATACTATGGCGCACATTAAGTCAATGAGCAACACTGCTAAAAAATACATAGACATCATCATGAGTGACGGAAAGCCTCGTAGTGCTTATCAAATACTCGATGAGTTGTATGAGAGTAGAACACACAGTGCTAACAGATACATACCGACGAAAGGTGAACTATACGAATACCTAAGTAAGAATTATTTAAGTGAAGTTCGTAGAGAAAGACACCCTTTAGCATTACCGGAAATGAGAAACATGTCCACAAGGGTCAAATATTATTGGAGGGAGTTGGATGACAAAAATAACAGTTAAAAGAAAAGAGTTCATGTCATTTCTTTCTTCATTTGGTAAAGGAATACCGGACTTGAGAATAAACTGTGCCGGTGGTCGTCTTACGGTAGAAGTGGCTTACGCTTGGTATTATTTGAGAAAGCAGTTCGTAACCGATGTGAATGAAGAAGGAGTCATACACATCGCTGATTTAGATAAAGTTCTTTTATTCTTAAAATCAAGTAATCAAGATGAGATTACTTTAAGACAAACTCAAGAAACTAAACCATTGTATCTTGAGGGTGGTGGGAATAAATTACAACTCCCTAGCACAGATGATATAGAGTCAGCATCAAAGACTGTAGTGATAAGAAAACTAATCAAGGAATCACAAGAAAACGGATGGTCAAGTTTTGGTCATGCCTCCCTTAGCACACACGCTTCACTTGCTACTAAGGATTTGATTTCTCTTGCAGGCATGCGGGGTTTAGTATCAAAGGATACTCAATTCAAACTACGCATACACTGTGGCGAGAATGAGATGGGTATAGTAGCAGGTAAGGCCGTAAGTGGTCGCTTATTCACTACGCTTCCTGTATGGGATAGCGATGGCCCTGCGGCTACGGTAGAGTCTTACTTTAGTGAGAAGTTACCTATGTGTCTACAATTCCTTGACGACGAAGATGCTCGAATGCACATGGGTAAAAGCACCTGTGTAATCTTTGAGCAAGATAATACTTTACTTATGATTGTAGATGAGAGTGATGACTGATGATTATTGATTGGTTCACCGATGACCCTTATGACCCTCCAATTCTCTATGAAAGGACAAGGGGCGCAGATGGTGTATTACATGAAAGATACATCATGCATGATGATGATGATTATGTTGTGCCTTACTGTTGGGTAGCAGAAGCCGCACCCAATTGGGTGATGAATAGACTAAAGGCTCACAATGCAACAATACACCGCAAAATTAAGGCTAAAGGTATTGATAATAAAGTGCTTGTTAAAGTAACTGTAGACCATCCAAATACTCTATGGGAGATAAAAGATAAATGCCCTAAGTGGACTTACGAGGCTGATATAAATTACAAAGACCAAATATTACTTACCAATTACCCCGATAAGATACCGGAGTTCAAACCTCGCATTTGGTATTTTGACCTTGAATGGGATACTGAAAATGAAACTACTACAGTCATGGCTGTATCGGATAACTTTAGTGAACATCCTGTGGTATTTGCATGGAGTGAAGAATCTATCCGTGATACCATCACTAAGACTGAATGGATTGATAGATATGATGGATATGAACTTAGGACATATCCTAATGTCCACAAGATGCATGAAGGTTTTCTTGACTATCTCGATGAATGTAATCCCGACATGTTGGTAGCACACGCTATTGCTTGGGCTGACTTACCACATCTGTATCATCAGTTGGGTGCGTTAAGAGAAAGACTGTCACCCGTTAATAGATTGATAGCACCAAACAAAAAGACTGGTGCATACAGAACCACGGCACAACCTATCAAGGGTAGACTCATATTCGATACTGCGGCACAATGGACAGACGGCAGTGGCTTTGAGGGTATATGGCAAAAGTCCGGTAGAGGACAGGCTCAATCTCGTAAGTTAGATTGGTTCGCTACTGAACTAGGATTCGGTGGTAAACTAACAAATGAGATTGAAGGAATGACTGTTCACAACGGATGGAGTGAATTTTATGATGACTTTGTAGATTATTGTCTTGTAGATACCACTCTCTTGCGTGACTGTGATGAGAAACTAAATTGTATTTCATATCACATAGCCATGCAACAGTTAGCCGGGGTTTCATTTGATAGCACACACAAAGTTACACGATACTTTAGAGGTTTGATGGGTAGACGCACAGACTTGAAAGCACCATCATCTTACAAAGAACAAAGACCCGAACTACAGGCCGCATGGGTTATGCCTCCCGTAGCGGGTAGACATGAAGGAGTAGCACTGGTAGACTTTGCTTCTCTATATCCTAACATTATACTCTCCGCTAATTTATGTTATACAACATTGGTAGATTCACCGGGTGAGAATATTTTAACTATTAAAGTTCCCCCTAAGTATGATGATAAAACAGGTAATGCAATACCCGGAACGGGGGGTGTTTTCCACTGGAAACAAGATAAGATGGGGTTGTTACCTTCTGTTGTCAAAGACATGTTAGACCTACGAAAGAAATACAAAAACCTCATGCGTGAGGCTGATGATGCTGATACTAAACTTGGATACAACATGCTACAAATGGCAGTAAAAGTTGCAGTCAATGCTATCTACGGTATGACAGGAAGCAAAGTGGTAGCAGGTCAGTGGAGTAGTTATCCTATCGCTCAATGCATCACATACTTAGGTAGAGAATCAATTACTATGCTAACTAAAAAGAGTGCGGAAAAGGGATTCATACCATTAGCAGGGCACACAGATTCAGCATACATCAAAGTTCCATTCGATAAAGCAGAAGAGATTGCAGGGTATCTCACAGATGTAGCGCAGAACGAAATGAACCTAAAGTATCTCGATGTAGAACTAGAGGCATACTTTGATTATTGGGTTACTGCGGCTACAAAGAATAGAAACTTTGGAATTAAAGTATGGCCGGAAGAAGATGCAGGTCAAATGAAAGTGACAGGTTTTGAAGTGAAAGCATCTAATGCCACTCCTATCTGTAAGACTGTGCAAAAGACAGCATTTACAATGATTGCTACTGGTAAGGATGAAGATGATGTATGGAATAAAGTAAGACCTATAATAAAATCAGTTTACAATGGAGAGGTTTCTGTTGAAGATGTAAGTGCATACGGGCGTTTGTCTAAACGCTTAGATGAGTATGATAAGGTAGTGCCTAATCCTGCTAAAGCGGCAAGATATTCTAATCAATATCTTGATACTAAATTCGGTAAAGGCGAGGGTATCAAGTGGGTTTTCATTGAAGGTGTACCGGAAGGACAACCACCATGTAATGTAATAGCGTATGAGGATGAGTCACAACTTGATGGTTATGAGATAGATTGGAACACTGCTGTAGATAAATGGATTACTAAGAAACTCAAACTTGTCTATGAAACCCTTGATTGGGATTTAAATAGATTAACCGAGAGGCGGATACCTAAGAAATATTGGTGATGAAATGAAGTGCAAGACTCCTATGAGATGTAGACCGGAATTTGAAGGTAAAGTTCACTGTAAAAGATGTGCAGAAGAAGCGAGGGTTGAGGCTGAATTATTTTTAGATTTAATTGATTGAGGTGATAAAATGAGTAAACATGAAGATGAAGTTTGTAAAAAGATACAGGCAAGAGCAGAAGTTGGTAAGGCTAAGTATGGCGTTTCAATGGAAAGAACAGATTTGAACATTGTAGAATGGCTTACGCACTTACAAGAAGAACTGATGGATGCTTGCGTCTATACGGAACGGCTCATCCAAGATTACAAAAAATACGCTAATAGAAAAGAGATTATAGATTTACTACAGGAGTTGAATGAATGATACTTAGAATATTGATTGATATAATAAGAGGAATGTTAGAATGAGATACAACCCCAATGGTGATGATAGTCCTCGCCCTAAGATAGAAGATTACCTAAGAGAAACGGGTAATGAGAAGGAGGCTGAATCCTATAGGCGTAGCACATACGCATGGAATCCTAATCTACAAGACGGCTCTATTCTAAGGGTAACTAAGTCAAGCATTGGTACATTTGGTTGGTGTCCACAACAATACTATCTTGAGAAGTTCAAGGGTTTGCGTGGAGAAACAGTAGACCATCACATTAGAGGACTCAATGTTCACGATATGATGGAGTGGTTTTGGGCTAACTTCACTAGAGAACAAGAAGATTCAGTGTTAAATTTAATTCATGAAGGACAGGAAAGGGAAGCGATGAAATTGTTTTTCAGTGTTGTTCCTGCCCCTCCATCACCTTATGAGTTCGGTGAAGATGAACAAATAGAACAATGGTTGCGTTGGCAGTTCTTACGATTGAAAAGCACTGACGGTAGGTATTGGCGACCTGTTGGTATAGAAGCCAACATACAGTCTACACGCTTTGTAACAGTAGACGGTGAACAGATACCCATTCACATGAACGGATTCATTGATACACTGTTTGCTACAGGAGAGGGCGGCTTTGCTTTGATGGAATTAAAGACAGGTAAATACAACAAAAACAAACCCGGCTCTATGAGAAAGGAGATGGCATTTTACAAAATGATGCTGGAACATAGTCCACATGAAGAGTTTCTTCCTATTACGCATTGGGGGTGGGAGTTTCCCGGCGGTGGTATTAACGGTGGAGTAGGACCATCTATTCATTATGAAGAAACAAAGAACGGTGGTAAATATGCTATGAGAAGTGTAGAAAAAAGTTTAGTTAAACTCATCAAAGCCCACATAGATATGGAGTTCCCACCAACTCCTTATTTGGGTAAATTGAAAGAAGGTATTCCATTAGAAGAACAGAAACTAAAATGCAATTGGTGCGACTATCAAGAACATTGTGAGTTTTGGTCACTAACGGATGAAGTATTAGATAAAATAGAGGTATGAAAATGAATGCAAGTGTATTATTGTTGGAAGCAGTATTGAATGAATTTGTAGGGGTAGTTAATGTAACAGTTAAAGTAAACCTATCAAGAGGACTAAGAAGTTCATCTTGGCAGGTGAAAACTATACGCCAAACGACTCTTGATGAATTTGGAATGGATATAGATGAATCTATGGTAGTAAAACATCCAAAAGAAATTATCTTCAATATTCATCCTAGTTTACTTAAGGCTGAAAATATTGTTGGAACATACAAAGAGTTGAAGGAAGAAGTGGATAAACAAATTTACTCGATGAGGTGATTTTATCCCATTCGTGCCAATAGACTTCCCAAGGGAAGTTCTCGAACTACCAAGTAACGGTGCTAGAGGTTGGCGTAGAATAGTTCACAATGCTGATGAGTTAGAAAGATATTGGCGTGGAAAAAGTGGCAGTGGTAATGTATACTTTACCGCTTATGGTTACACAAAAACAAAAGCACCTAAACACCATAGAGTAGACTACAACACACCTTTGATACATCACTTTGTGATGGACTTTGATTGTAAAGATTTCAAAAGCGGTGGTGAAGATGTTGAGTTTGAAAAACCACATGCAGAAGTAAAGCGATTACACAAAATGTTGTTAGAAGATAATACATTACATTTTATTTGGTTTAGCGGCGGTGGTTTCCATGTATGGATTCCACTTGATGAAACTATAAGTCCAAAAAATGGTAATGAATTGTCAAGAGTAAAACACTCCGGTAGAGTTCTTGTTAATTCTTGGGAGAAGCGAATAGGTGTATTACGGTGTAATGACCCGACAGTAGCGTTTGATACTAGCGGCATGATACGCATACCTAACTCATACAATGCTAGAAGGGAGTGCTGGTCTATTCCTTTAGACAGTAATGATATACTCAATGGTGATTTTGATTATTACATGAACATGGCACAAGAAAGTCAGTCCGGTTACAAGCCGCTAGGACAAAATAAATTAGAATTTAAAGTAATACAAAGCAAACTAATGACTATGGGTGACATCAAACCGATTGAGATACCGACAGTATACTTAGATGACATAGTTATACTTCCGTGTTTATCACAGGCGGCATTGGGTGGGGGTAATCCTACCCATCGTGCAAGATTCCATTTGGCTTCTTACTTAGCAGATAGATTTCGTATGTTCTTCCCTGCTTGGAAAATATCTAACGAGGAAAAAGAAAAACATGTAAAAATTATATCTAAATTTTGTGCTGGACAGAACTGGGTTGATTACAAAAGCGAGGTAACAGAACATCAAGTCGCAAGCATAGTGATGGCTGGTTACCCTCATGCTACATGCACTACCCTGTATGATGAAGGATTCTGTATTGGTAAATGTAAATTCTATGATGGAAGTGGAGATTGGAATGAGTAATATATTTGATAAATATTTTGAAAAGAAGCATACTATACATGCTCACAAATGCATGGTTTGTGGTAAGGGGTTAGGTTGTAGAAGTAAATCAACAAGTAAAATATGTTTGAGTTGTTTAAGTGATAGAGATAGTTTACCGGAACATGTTTTCTGTAAAGGTATTTCTAAAACCACAAGTAAGAGATGTAGAGCAATAGCAGTAAATGGATATTGCGCTCATCATAAAAATCAGGGTGAAAGTAATGGCGAAAATTGATTTAATAATAGATAGTAACGAAAGAGGCATACTTTGTGAAGCCGTTGAAAGACGAGCAAAAAGCGCAGGTATGACTGTGATAAGGCAACCATTGATTGTAGGAGATTACAAGTTAGGCGGTGCATTGGTGGAGGCTAAAAGTGTAACAGACTTCTATCAGTCAATGTTTAACGGTCATCTTCAAAGACAATTAGATAATATGGATGCTAACTATGAAAGATTCTTTCTTGTAGTTCATGGTGACATAAGTAAACATGCTCGTTTCATAAGAGAACAGTTTAATGCTAACATACCTATATCTAAACTTCAAGAAACATTTACCGGTTTTATGGCAAGAATTATGGCTGATTTTGATTGTCAAGTATTTTATACAAATACAACAAGTGAAGCCGCACAGTTCATAGTAAAATTACATGATAAATTACACAAACCCGCAAGTAGACACGGGGCGCATACTATCCGTAGAGTAGGTAGTAATGATTTACGCCTAGATGTAGTGATGACCATACCCGGTGTAGGGCGTGAACTAGCCGAAAGATTGTTACAATCATGTGGTAGTATCGAAGAGATGTGTTTTCCCGAATCACTAAAACAAATCAAAGGACTTGGCGAAGTGAGAAGAAATTTAATAATTAAAGTATTAACAAGTGAAGAGGAAGTTCGACAAGAAAGAAAAGTGAGGCGCAGTAAATGATATATAAACCAACTAAGAAATGTGAGATGATAGTATGAATTATAAAAATTATCAAGCGGTTAAAAAATTCGACACATTAGAAGCATATCTACACCATTTCTCTCAAACCTCAATGAAAAATGAAATACCGGGTTTGTTATCATTCTTTTTTGTTCAAGGACAATCATTACTTCCCTATGTAAGAATACCCACAGGAGATACACACCTTGACCCTAGAGTGCATGTATTTTGGATTCAACCTTCAAGGACAGGTAAATCAGTAGCATGGAACTTTATTGGTGATGTGATGAAGGAGGCTGAACTAGATTATGAATTATATTCTACAGGCACAGATGCGGGGCTGATAGGGTCTAACAAACCTGTCCTTGATGAGAATAATAAACCAACAGGTGAAACTGAAAAGATTGATGGGCTACTATCGGGTAAAAAAGGATTGAATGTTGATGAGGGTTCAATCATTCTCAATCCCGGCAAACACTCTCAAGAAACTGTATTGTATTTACAAACTGCTTGTAACGCTGTAGGAAGCGGTGGTAACATACTAACTAAACCAATGAAGGGTGATATAATCAAATGCGAGTCATTAGTTTCACTTTGGATTACCACTTATCCTCCAAAGGGTGTAAAGGAGTATGTATTAACGAAAGGTATCTTTCAGCGTGTGTTGCTTTATTGGTCGCATTGGGACATGGACATGCGGCAAGAAGTAAGTAATACAAGACTTGGAACTTTTTGGAAGAAACCAATTGAAACAGATTTAACTAAGGATGACATATATGATTATTTCAAAGACACCGAAAAAAGAGTAAGAGATAGATTACTCAACTTTGCAGAATTGACATTTACTCAATGGACAGAAATGAACCGAGAGGAACAAGAAGAGATAGCCCAACAATACATGTGGGATATGTTTAGTGCCGATGATGATTATGAAACTGCGTTGTATCAAGCGAGTGATGAAGTATTCGATTTGTTAAGAAACATGTCAGCAAGTATGTCCGAGATTGTAGCGTCTTTTACACCCGCTATTGAAAACTATTTGGCAATCATATCGCTTCACATGGCTGTATTAGATAAGAAGTGGACTATTACAGCACAACATGTAGATATGGCATTTGACATACTTTTAGACTTGTTTAAAAATCTAATATCTTGGTTGGAAGATTCAGTAGAGATTAACTCTAACAAATCTAAAGAAAATAAGATACAAGAGGATTTCGTAAAGGTATATGATGAATGCACCGGTTATGAAATAGTTGGACATGGCGATGGATGGAAAAGGCAATCCTCCTTTGAGGCTCAATACATGAGTATGACAGGAGTATCGAAAAGCACTGTAAGAAGGCATATCAAAGACTATGCCGGTGCGTTGTTCAATATTAAGAAAAGTGGTGGGAGAATTTATTTCCGTAGAAAGGGTGCGAAGAAATATGAGTGACATATTAGCATTGGATATTGAAACAAGTAACTTCTCTTGGGAGATAGGTGGTTGGGATAAAACAGCATCGTTTGACCCAACTGTAGTAGCCACATGGGATGGTCAAGACGGCACAGTTTATTGTAACAAAAGTTTGGATGTGGATGCTACAGTGAAAGCACTTCATCCACGAACATTAGGTGACGACTTAGCAAAACATGTAGAGAAGGGTGGTGTGATTATAGGTCACAATATCAAAGGTTTTGATTTACCTGTTCTTAGAGATGCATTGGACTGTTGGACAGCCGGTGATTTGTTAGGTAAGGCTGAAAGTATTATTGATACTAAACATCTCATACAAAGAGCCGCAGTATCAGTTGGTAAGGTAGATACCTCGTTAGGTATACTGATAAAGACCACTTTAGAGGACAATAAGTTAATGAACAGTGAGGATGCACCTGTCGCATGGAGAGCAGGGCGATATGATGAGGTCGCTAAATATTGCTTGAGTGACGCACAACTTACATTCGATTTGTATAATTTTGGGAAAAATGAGGGTTATATTAATTCGAGAAATTTAGAAACGGGCGAGATAAATAAAATAGAGGTTGATTGGTAATGGCAGAAATAGATAATGGTAAAAGTAAAGCACAAATACACAACATAAGGGCGGCAAAGATTGTATCGGAAACGGTAAAATCTACACTCGGTCCTATGGGTATGGACAAACTAATGTTAGACGGTGGTGGTAATGTCATTGTAACCAATGACGGGGCTACTATCTTGCGTGAACTTGATGTTTCACATCCCGGTGGTAAGATGATTGTAGAGGTAGCAAAGACACAAGAGAGTCTATGTTATGATGGCACTACTAGCACAGTAATACTTGCAGGTCAATTGTTGGCAAACAGTGAGGCTTTATTTGAGCGTGGCTTGCATCCTAATGTTATATGTCGTGGCTATCACGAAGCAACACAAATGGCTGTAAATTATCTTAACAGTGATATTTCTCAATCTAGTAAGAAAAGAGATGTCTTAGTTTCAGTAGCAAAGACTGCTATCACAGGTAAAACATTGGAGAATGCCATTGATACCGTAGCGGAGTTGTGTGTATCAGCAGTAGAAACTGCCGGTGATGCTGAAAGTGTAAAGGTAGTATCATTCCCCGGAGGTTCACTAGAGGACTCGTATCTGTATGAAGGTGTCATTGTCAATAAGGACTATGTGTTAGATGGTGAGGATGATTATACAGATGTGTTACTAATCAACACAGGACTTGAAAATGAAAAGAGTGAGGACAATGTGCAAGTTCAACTTGATGCTAAATCATATCAGACTTACAAAGCATCGGGTAAAACAAATCTTATTTCTCTTGCTAAAAACATAGTTGAGGCACTACCTAACGGTGGTGTAGTGTTTGTCCGTGATAAAGTAAATGACCATGTATGTGCTTATCTAAAGAAGAACAATATCATGGTAGTTAGACATACACCGGAGTCTACTCTTAGAGCGTTGTCTAAGGTCACTGATAGCGTGGTATGTCAAACACCCGAAGAAGTAGAGTCAGCAAGTAAAGTGACTGTATCAAGACAAAAACATAATGATGTTTGGTATCTGTTTGTGTCTAGCGATAACAAGCATAACGAAGCATCCTTGGTTCTTCGTGGTGCAACAAGTCATACACTTGACGAAGTAGAAAGAGGATTCGATGATGCACTTGGTGTAGTATCTTTAGTGTTAAAGAATAACAACTTTGTCGTGGGCGGTGGTATCGCATACGCTCGTATGGCGGCACATTTGCGGCAACATGCGGCTCAAATAGGGGGTAGAGCGCAGATGGCAATAGAAGCCTTCGCTGACGCACTTGAGGTAATCCCTGCTACTATATCGGAGAATGCCGGACATGACCCATTAGATACTATACTTGCTATGCGACATGAGATATTACTTGGTAATACTAACTATGGTCCGAATGTAGAAGATGGAGGTGTAACTGACCTATCTTCTGTGGGTGTCTTTGAGCCTACAGAATTAATCAAGCAAGCAGTTCTAAGTGCAAGTGAAGTCACTAACTCTATTCTAAGGATAGATGACATAGTAGCAAGAAGGCCGTTGGAGTAAGCATGGGTCGTCTACTTGATAGGCTAAAGGTCAAGTGTAGAGCCTGTAGTCACAGGCATATCGCACGAAGATTATCGGCTCGTTATCTTGATGATGATAGAAAAAGAATCACTCTACTACAGTGTCGTAAGTGCGGTCACTTTTGGCAAGACTCCGCTATGAAGTAATCATTGTAGTCTTACGAATGTCGGACTCGTGCCACCTGTTACGCATACGAATCTACCATACCCGCTTGCGGCTATAGTTTCACCTGCGAAAGTAGCAGTGTCACCTGTATCTTGATTTTTTATTTCTACTATGTAGCCGGTAGGGAATGTGCCTGTTGTAGATATAACACATGTTCCACTTCTTGCTGTTAGAATTAGTATATTTGCATCTGCTGATGAGATTGTGAGTGATGTTGATGCAGTAGTTAATACTCTATCAAATACCGAGCGAGTATATCTGCCACCGCTTGAGCCGCTAAAATAAAGCACATTTTTGAACAAGTCACCTGCGGTAGTGCTTGAGAGTTGTGAACCATAACTCAACCATAATCCACCTAGTCTAGTTGCTGAAAAACTACCTGTGCCTGTCCCTGTATGAAACGCATCTAAATCGGTGTGTGAGTCTATTGCTTGTGGGTCACCAACATTGTTTGTTGTAAGTGGTGTAAGATAGATTGGTGAATTTCTTATGAATATTCTTTTATCATTTACCTCGGTTATATTTACATTCAAATCACCACCACTACCGCTATGAACTACTCTTAAGACGCACAATACAATACTTTGGTCATTGGTCGTGCCGGATGGATTGTTCAAAAACGCATTAGGTGTTGCAGGATACAAGTTGGTGCTTATTGTGCTTGCATTCCCCATTTCCATCTTTACATGATTTGTGCCGGAGTCAGCAGTTATGTATACTACAACCAATGCTTCTTGTCCACTTGATAGAGGGGTGTTGCTACCTTCTGCATTTGCTTGAGTAATAGTATATGTAGCACTACTGCCTACTCCACCAGCAAATGTGTAAATCAATCCATCTAAAACAGCAAGACCACCTTTAACAGTGAAAGTATTATTACCAGTTCTTTCACATATACCGGGTAGATTTTCCGGCTGTAATCTGTTACTCGCAGTTTTAGCAGTATCTTCCTCTAAGATGATACCGTTTCCGTGTATACCTTCGAGTAAATTAGTCAATGTAGGTGATGTAATATGGTCACCATCTGCTAAACCGTCTACAGGTTGTGCAGTTCCGCTAAGTGTCATGTTATGATTTGTATGCCCCGATAATGGATTCCCTGTCATTATATCACCTCTAAACTAATTTCTATTTTTATTTCATTTTGTGTTGTTTTTATTATAGGTCTTGTGTTATATCTTGCTATGCAAGAAAAGACACCATTCGCATCTTTACTAAGTAACACTACTTCTTTTATTGTATCCGTAAAAGCATCTGCTATAGGTAGACTTGCCTCTATCAATAAGGTAGTGTCATCTACTATAGTAGTTTTAGGAGTTAAAGTAATTGCAGGTCTACCAGCACCACCATCGTCGTTTGTTGCAGGTGTGCCGTCAAAACCTAATACTATTGAGTTGATTGAAGATTGTAGTGTAGTTAGCAAGGTTGATTTTATTCTTGTAGATACCGGCATTAATAATCACTCTCTCCCTCTTGCCTTTTGTTCATACCTATGGGTAAGCCACTCTTACCTATTAGTCCTCTTGTGTTATTGCCTTTAACACCACCTATTAGGAAAGCAGTGGTAGAAACTATTCTATTTGTTACTCTTACTATAGTTCTTATTTGTATTCTACCAAACATGGTGATATTTTCTTTTAAGTTTTGAATTAGATTGTTTGGATTTGTTTGACTACCTTCCATACTAATTCCTTCATTTATCCCTTGCAATACCCCCTCTAATCCAGTATCTATAGTCAAAAGCACTAAATCAGCACTCCTGCTCAAAGGATGATGCACGATTTCAGTTACTACATGTTGTGTGCCACCGTAATCTATTGTCATACCGGGTCTTACATCATTCAAATGTATGTGTCCTTGACTTGATATTGCACCACTTTCCAAAGAGTTTGAGCGAAGTATTTGTCTACCAACTCTTCTAGCGGCCATAGAAGTATTCACAGTTGCATCAAATATAGGGTCTGCTTCTATTACTTCACCATTTACACCACTTTGTCTATCAGTGTCATCTAATGTTACAATAACAGAATCGTTCAACGCCAGTGGCTTACCTTGTATTGTAATTCTATTAGGCGTGTTTTCTATTTTATCGTTAGAGTTAGAGCCTGTTTTAAGATTAGGGTCTACATACCTATTAGATTCACTAAATGATATTGGAACATAAATCATATTACCAAATCTATCTAACATAGTCATTCTAGTGTCGTGTCTACCCAAAAATCTTAATGCTGTCATAACATTAATTTTGTTGAAATCTTGTGCTACAAACTTAGTAGAATGTTTCCTATCTTCACTCTTTTTACTATTAACTTTAGTTATGTTAAAACTTGTAATACTACTATTAGTAACTTTTTCTCCAAGTCTTATTGCTAAATCTGTAGTTCTAAAACCTACATCTATTGGTTGTCCAAGTCTTACTTCGTTGCTAGTAAAACCTATATCGGAAAGCGATTGATTTTTCATATTAGATAAATTAATTTTTTTACCTTCTGCGGAAGATGGTAAAAGTCTTTGCGTAGGCGTGTGAGGATTATATAACAATGATGGCATATTAGTAGTTGAAATAATATCAGTGTTAAAGAAAGGAACTAATGTTGATGAGTGACCATCTCCGCCTTTGTATACTATCTCAACAAACGATTGTCCTTCTACAATTCTAAATGTAGTGTCCGGCATCACTTGTATTTCTTGGTAATATTTATCTGCTGTATATGTTATATTGTTACTATCACTCTTGTTTATTTTAACAAAATGCACAGCATTATCTACAAATACAGGTTTACGAACATGCTTCATAATATTAGAAAAAGTTTCAGTTCTTCCATCAATAACATTTTTTATTAACCTACCCATCTAATCAACTCCCATCACCAGTATGGTCACCTATATTGAATGATACATCACCCTTATGTCCTTTAGGATGAAGGGATTGACTAAATCTAGGTTGTACTGTAAAATCTTTTCTTGTTAATTTTTCTCCATCTTCGTTTGTAGTTTTCTTTCTACTCGCATCTGCTCTATAATGTTGTAAAGTATTTTCACTTATCACCACCCTCCCAACAGCGTTATTGATTGATGGCACTCTAGCATTTACATCAGTATATGTTATACCGTGTGTGTCAATATCACTTAAATCAGGGTTGTGCCCTTGTAATGCAAGCATATTGTAATAATTATTACTACTATATACAGGGGCGTAAGGTGGGTTAGTATCGGGATTAGTTGCTCTTAAGTAGAAACCTTCGGATGCTCTAGCATTTGGCATATCGTATGCGAATATACCATACTTACCACCAACAGTGGCATGATTATAATTTCTAAGTATGGGGGAGGCAACATATTGTGGACTGCCACTGTGTAACATATTGTATGAAAAGAATTGCACTAAATCTTTAATGTTCTTTTTTATCGGTCTTAACAAAAGGGAAATTTCTTTATCAATTTTATTAGCATTGAAATTGTGTGTTCCTGTAAAATACGGATTGGGTGATTTTGTCTGTAATGGTATTGTTATATTATATTTTGATGCAAGGTAATTTTCAACAACGGATATTTCATTGTCAGTAAGATGCCTATTGAATTTAATTATTTCTGCAATCTTACCTATCAATGGTGCGGAAGATGTATTTAGTGTACCTATATTTTGAGAGTCAGCAGTAGATTTGTAAAAACCGGGTGTTAAAGTTTGCACTACTGTAGCATCTACTCTTAATGTTTGTGCGGTAACAGTTGCACCTGCGCCGTTTCCACCGTCAATAAACATAGTCAAAATATTAGGTTGATTAAGAGTTATACTTCCTGTTGCCGACCTTGCCGCACTCCAAAATGTATCTGCCCCCGCCCAAAACTCCCATTGATGACCCGCAGAACTACCGTCGCCTGTCATGTCTGCATACATGTTGTAACCCGACCTTGTAGCAGGGGAGGAACTTCTACTTTCATATCCTAATTGGAAATTATCATTATCATTAGTCACAGACATAACCATAAATTGAGTAAACTCATTAGAGTTTAAATTAGCATCAAAAGCAAGAGTTAGTTGGTCGCCACCATCAAAACTTAAACACGCTCTATTGTTAAATGTGGCATCGGAGGCTACGAATGTCGGTTTCTTTGAAGCAGTGGCTTGTGTAAAATCTCTACCGTCACCACTTTGGTCATTCCATACACTTACACTATCACCATCATTTAATTCCAAACTATCTGCTCTTAACCAAAGCACTAAACCATTTGTCGGTAATGAAGCCCAACCTTGTAACTCTATAGGTGAAGAGTAATTTTTTATGTCTAAAATATTAGTGCCACCTATATTTTTAAACATTGATGCATTATTAAATGCGTAATTTACAGCACCAGTAAAATAACCTGTTGGTATGATATTAGATTGACTAGAATAAAATGCATGTTGTAAAATACCTCTTTGACCTACTTGATAATTTGTGTGTAGACTATGGGCTTCTGTATTTACAATCATAGCATTATTATCTACACCTTCAAAGTTTTCTACATCCAATCCTATTTTTGGACTACTTCTACTTATTACATCAGTGTATGGTGTAGTAATAAATTGAGAATTAATTTTTTGTCCTAATTGTCTGCTACTTAGAGTTGCTTCCGGTTTTAGTAAACCATAATTATCTATTTGTAATCTTGCACTTATACCTCTTGGTATCTCATCAGTGCTTAGTAAAGTGTTTTTTGGTCTTATATATCCTTCACCAATGTTAGGTTCTACAGTGTTATAAGAAAGAACTAAGCCTTTAGTTGAAGGAACATTTTGGCCGACTTCTGTTGGTAATTCATCTAATATATCTACATCTACAAAGAACTCACCAGTAAATGATGTGGGGTATCTATTACCTCTACCACCACCTTCATCACCTACTCTTCTTGCTGTTGATGGGAAAAAGAAATCAACTATTTCATTTTGTATACCACTATTTATGGCATTGTAATTGCCTACTTGTGCAGGAATAACATCGTATGGTGCATTACATAAAGCAGTGGATGTAGCGGTTATATCTAATTTATATTCTGCTGTTTCACCTTCGGTGTTAGTTACACCGGGTGGTATGATTTTCTTAAAGTTATAAAATGAATGACCCATATAAAATGGATTATATGGACTAATTGCAGAACCTCTTACAAATTTGGTTGAATCGCCACCACCATGTATTCCTTCTCTTGGTGACCAAGCAGGGCTTACACCAAATCCACGCACAGGCATCCTTCTAACATCTTCACCACGAGTATTACCCCACCAATCTACTATGTAATATTGTGATGCAAGTGCCACATCAAGTATACCGTGTCCATAGTGGTCACCTAACCATTCTCTTCTTATATGAGGTTTGTATAATAAATTAGTTTCTGTATTGTTACTTAAATCAGAGTTGTTTCTTATTGTTCTAACCGGACATCCAAACGGTCTTGTCATTCGCATACCATCCGAATACCTAGTAACTCTACCGTATGTATTTTCAGTATTAGCGGCTAACATATTTTCCATACCAGCGAAGTTTGTTTGTCTTTCTAGTATACCTACATAAGTTGTATCGAAGGTAGAATTACCACCCGAAGGTGAACCTTTACCACCTGCGTATACCCAAGTGCTACTTCGATGTCTACCTTCTATCAAAGGACCGTGTTTATAGTCTGCACTACCGCTAAATGTTCCGCCTATCCCTTCCTCTAAATATGCTCTCATTCCATACCAAGCCCATCTAGGTTTGTTGTACGGTTGCCTTAATCCAAATCGGTAACCAAATGGTCTAGGTCTTGTATTTGGCATATCACCACTTGTGTATGATGACCAACCACTCAACGATTGTTCGTAGTCCCTGTCATCAACACCGGCGTTTACATCATAAGAGCCATCATCACCATCATCGTGCCATATAGGTCCACTATCGTCTATAGCGTAAGAAGTAGGTAACATCCAACCTGTAGATACATAACCAAATCCATCCAATCTACTTACTATTGGTCCACCCCTACTACCACAAGGCCAATAGTTATACAATTGAATTGACATAGTTGGATTATCATAAGAACTAAAACCGCCTTGTTTACGATAAGAATTACCTGCGTTATCCTTACCGGTGACACCATCCATACCATCTCCTATGCCACCAATCATAACGGCTGAATTAACTGTAATGTCGTGTGTATCTTCTCTTACAGTGATAACTGTGCCTGTATCCGATTGAACTGTGTATAATCTACCATCTACTGATATTCTGTCACCGACACTAAGGGTAGTGCCGGAGTTGGTTGTAATAGTATTAGTTGCATGAGATGATACTAACCTGTTAGTGGCTAAAGAAGTAATAATTTTTGGAGTTTGTATGTCTAATGCAAATGGACCAAAACTTGCATAATATGTGCTGTCATGATAATGCATTGTTTCATAAGAATTATACATTTGATTTTGAGGCTTTGAAGTAGATGTAAGAAATGAATTATATAGTCCTAATGAATTAAAATTCGGCCTTTCAAAGTTAGGTGACCAAGCACAAATGTATGCATCGGGTAAATGTAAACTGTTGGTATCTCTAGTGCCTTGTAATGTTTGAGGTAATGTTCTTGTCATAATACTTCTTTCGGAATCAGTAAATATTTCAGTAGCATCTCTACTTGTGTCATTCTGTTTTGTTAAACGCAGTATTGTAACATTTGCTTCAAGATTACTTACGAATCCCGCAGGTGGGTTTAATAAATTAATAAATTTAGGTCTATTGATAGTATTTGATGGTGAAGCGGCAAACCCACTACGAGTGGACCAATTAGATGTTCTTCTCACTCCATTAGCATCTATGTAATATATCATCTCACCGTACAATGGTTCTATCGGGAAATCGCTTGCATCATCAACGGTAAGAACATTACTACTTTCACTGATAAACTTACAATTAGGATTTAAACTTACACTTCGTAATACTTCATCATAGATATTAGGATATGTGCTTGGGTAACCCGCAAGAGTTAGTTGTGCCCCTATACTTCCGGTGTTCGCTCTTATGAACAAATAATAGTTATCTAATCTATGATGACTTAAGAATCTGAATCCTTTTGCGCTGTTATCACCAGTAGTTATAGTTGGTTTTTGTGGATGCACAATAGACCACCACGGTATATTAGTGGTCATACCGGGTGTAGATTGCACGAACATTTGTGGATGATATGGTAAAGATTGCTTAGTAAAAGCAGGTGCTTCTGTGCCTTGAACACCAAACGGATTGTAAGTCATTAGGTTTGGTATGTTAGTGAACTGTCCACCATGGTCGGGGTCATGGTCTAACATAACCTCATTAATCATAACTTCGCAACCCCTTACATCGGCCATGGTTGCGTTAGCGAGAACTAATCCCATACCACCCGTAGTCGTATCTAATTCACGAATACCTACTACTAATGCAGTTTGTTGGCTTGTTAAACTAATTACACTACCATCGGGTAAATTGTTATTAGGGCCGTTTTCATGAAAACCAATAAATTGACTAGAAAATACATTAGGTTGTATAATAATTTGATATGCACCTACTTTACTTGGGTCGGGGAAATGATTGTTAAATGTATTTCTCATCCCGGCTCTTAATACTATAGTATGTCCACCTGCTTTATTGATAACACCTGCTTCACCCTCACTCGCTAATATACCATAGCCATCATGTTTTATTTTAGTTTCAAACATAAGTGAAAATGAGCCGCCGTGTATGTCACTTGGTCCGCTTGGTGTAGCGGTCATACCACCAAATACTAACAATGGGTCGTATACAGCGAGGGTGTCTGCATCTATACTACCACCTACTTCATACAATAATTTTTCTTTAACTGCTAAAGTAGCCGACCTACATGCTCTATGTTTGTGATACAGGTTTTGATAAGCGGGATGCGCCCAATGTCCCGGCATAACTGACATAGTGGCGTTTACAAAATGATGACCCATTCTTGGTATAGCCATAGGTGTTAAATTCATACCCTCTAAATATGTTATTAAAGGAGTACTCCCACCTTCAAATCTTTGTCTTACTATTTCCGAATTATTGTTTATAGATTGTAATGTTTCAGCATAAGACTTTTCACCTTGTCGTAAAATTTGATTTCTTGCATCGGGGCTGTTACCGCTTACTTCCGAATGGTCACGCATTCTTCTTGCGGCAAATAATCTAGTATTACCCGCAGTTACAGGGAAAGATGGTAAAATTTGTATGTTACTGTATGAAATTCCACCCGGAGTAAGTGGTAATGTATAATCAATGCTTTCTATATCATCATTGTCAAATAATATTTTAGCCGCATTTTTTGTTAAAACTGTATTCAATATAGTAGCACCTATATTTGTCCCGGCTATAAGTCCTTCCTCACCCGTATCAGTATTTTTTATTCTATAATAACTATGAAATATATCTTTATCATACGAGTTTTCATTGTTTATCTCATCAATACCGGGAGATGATAAAGCCTCCGTGTCATAAATATTACTATTAGGAGAACCGCTTAATATTAACCTATTACCCAAATTAAATTGTGTTACTGAAAGTGTTTGAGTTTCTACACCTGCGGCGTGAGTATAAGATACAGGAAGTTTTTCCGTAAAACCTATTGATTTTTTGGTTACATGGAAATATAGCGTTCTGTCATGTGGTTTATATGAAGTGTTTATAGGATTGTTATTTGTAGTTTCAGTCCAACCTTTTTTCGTGCTATCGGGGAATTTTATTTCACCATCTAATTTTTGACTAATATGTTCCCATCCGTAATCTTCGTATGTTGGTCCTAGTCTTGGTGAGTCAATAGTTACTGCACCTACTTCTCCATTTAATTTATCAAAATCCTCATCGAATATTTGCCCTGCACCGTTATGATTATTATGTGACGGTCTTGTTATACCACCACTACCCATCGTTTCATGTTGGTATGCTTGTAGAGCATCAAAGCCCGACCTAACTAAAATATTACCCGGTATAGTATTAGGGTCGGGTAATCTAATTTCTAAGTTAGGTTCTACTCCTACATATTTTTCTTCATCGGATTCTACTGCCGGTGCTAGACCTTCCGATGCTCTATCGGATATTTTCTTAAATCCTCTAATGATTGTCCCAAACGGTGAACCACCTTCTATAGTATGAACTTGCCCTGTATCATCTTCTACTGATATAGATTGGAATTGTATTTCTTCATTAGGTATAATTAAAGCATTTTTAATTTCACTAGGTGATTTTGTAGCAAGTTGCGGATGCATCAATTCTTGCGCTTGTATAATTGGGAACATAGCACTATTGGTAGTTTCAAAACTAAATCTATTATTACCAAATATTTTTTCTCCCATTGTAAGTGGTGCATTATTTTTTACACGAGTAATAAATGGCACTGCGCCTAAACCTTTAGCATTTATACTTGGTAGACTTAAATTACCTCCATCCATACGCTTCCAAACTACATTTTCAACTGTAAAGTTTCTTGATACAGATTTTCTGCCTACATTAAATGCGTTTAAATTACTGATGTGTGCGTTATCATGTGTAGTTCCGTAGTCTGCTTGTAAAGCGGCTTGGTCTATTAATTGGCCGAATGGAGTATTTAATTCAGTTTGGAAACCTTGTCTGTTAAGATGGGTAGAAGAATTATTTAGTAACTTAGTAGCAGGACTTATTCTTAAATCACTAGATATATCACCTGTAGGATGTAAACATGGTGTAGCATTAGATACATCGTCATCACCAAACACGATTAATTTGACAGTTGCAGGAGTAGGAGAAGAAATAGAAATTGGAGTTGCGTTAATTACAAAAGTAGTGTTGTTAGTTATAGAAACTATTTGTGTATTAATTGGTAAATTTGTATGTGATAAAAACATACCAACAGCAAGACCAACAGTAGAGGTTACTGTTACATTTGTATTATTGTCTAGTGTAACTGCTAAATCTACAGATTGAGTTTTAGCAAGCAACGGGAATGACTCATGAATTCCTAATGCGGGTATGTTATCAGTTGGTATTTGTAGATTAGGTGTGATAAGTGCCTCTACTTTAGGACCGGCTGTAGCAGGTGCGATGAATCTGTTACCTTTGTGGAATCTTTCATCCCATCGTGTTGTTCCCGCATAAGTAATTGCAGTAGCGGCATCAGTTCCCGCTTTGGTTGCAGACACTACATTCAACCAATCTCCTAAACCAGTTATACCATCTCTATCATACTTTGCCACTAAAGGTAATTCTCCTTCATGACTTACTACTAAGAATGCTCGACTGTATACACCAAGTTGTGCATTTTGGTCACCTTCATCACTTAACACCGACTTGAAATGAGGACTACCAACAGTGTTAGGGAATGTATAATTAGTGTAATATGAATTATTAAATGCTAAAGTAGGAACAAACATAGATACCGAATATGGGTTACCCATATTACCAGTAAGATAATTACTTCTTCCATTAATAATTGGACTTGCATCCGGGCTGTTTTGAATTCCTTGTGATGGTATTACCCCGAACAATCCCATACAAGAGTTAGATGAACCGTATGGTGAGAAACCTAATTTTTCATACCAAGCACCTAAACCTGCGGCATAGAGTTTATTCCCTCCACCATCTGTTTCTACTTTTATTGAGTTAAGATAAGAATATCTTTCCCCCGCCCAACCTACTGCACCCACAGGTCTTGTTCTATCTATTGCATCTACAAGACCGCTAAAGTGTATTTGTGTCATGTGGTCACGAGTTGCCTCATTTTCATTGTTGAAACGATGTACACCTGCCTTACTCCAAACAAATACTTTTGCTGGTTGTGGGAATGTAACATCAATCTCTTCACCACTATTCGGATTTGTCACAGTTACAGCAGTTCCGGGCGAAGGGAATGATAATTGAGTAGGTGTTTGACATTTATCATAAAATGTATAACCATCCTCAAATAAAGGTAAGCCGCTAATTCTATTTGGTGCTAACCAAAATACTACTTGATATGTGTTACTAGATATATTTACTACTTCTCTAGTATGATAAGGTGCGAACATGGGTATATCAGTCGCTCGTTCAACAAACCTATCTCTACCACCTGTATCAGTTCTTATCCAACCACACATAGGTATTTGCTCAAGTAAAGTTTGAGAGTTACCGGTTATTGTTGCTATAACATACATAAAACTATTATCGGGAAAAGTATGAGTTCCGTCACCAAAATATTCACCACTAGAACTAGGTAATGTATACCCACCAGTAATATTGTAAGATGCAAAATCTAACTCAATCCAACCGTATCTGTCTTGACGATTTGCATTACCCATAGAAGGCATAAATGTACCACCAAGAGCCTTTAATGCGCCTTTACCCGGATTTTCATTAATCGCTTGACCGATGATAGTCGCTAACTCTTCACCATTTTGACAGCGTGTTGCATCTACAATTATTACATCACTTTCAGTTGCTACTGTGTTACCATTAACTTCGTTAAATGTCGCTGTTCTAGTAATGCCACTACGACTTAAACTTACAGTATCACTAACAACTCTTGATGAAACTCTAAAAGCAGTAGGATGAACAGGAGTGCTACCCCATTTTGCTACAAATGCATTCGATGTATGATTTTTAAAATTGACCGCTACTTGATTGTCCAACCAATGACCGCCGGGATGATACCCACCATCCATGTGCCAAACCATATCAGCCGACATAGCGATACCATAATGTGCCATGGCGCAGTGTTTGAATGGGTGTGCTTTATGGTATTCAGCAGAATTTGTTGCAGTTACTTTACCCGATACAGGTTGAATAAAATGCTCTCCATAATGATAGCCATGTGAAGGTCGTTGTTTTAACATACCTATATTTGGTATTCCCTCCGGTGGCGACCAGTTAAGTGCTTGACCTGTGGGTATAGCAAAATGATATTTGTGCCTAGCAACTTGAAATGCCGAAGTAGGAGGTGCAAACACATTGGCATCATTAGTTAAAGCATTAGGTAAATTCATATTGTAAGGCACTTTACTCCAAGCATTACCAACTGTAACAACTGTACCGGGATGTGGCTCTTGAGTTGTGGTAGGGAAAGAACCACTACCTAAATTATGTGTGCTTTCGGAAAATGGTATTGATTGCCCCGGACCATATATATGATAAGATGTTTTATTTTTAACTTGAATGTTACCATGTATGTAACTTTCTGCTTGACTATTTTTACTTTTTATGAAATCATCGTATCTAGCAGTTGGGTGTGCGAATTGTAATACTAACGGTACAGGTTTTTGTTTTATGACACCAGCATTATATTTACTTTGAATCCAACTAGGGGTATTTTCACCATTAAGATAACCTGCAAATACATCGGGACTTAAAATATTATTTTTATTAAACACAGGCGGTGTGTATGAACCTCTATTTTGATTTACTAATGCCGCACCGGGGAAGAAAGCAAATAGTGCATTACAGTCTATTGTAGCGAAAGATGTGCTTATTTCATTTGCGTTTTGTATACCTGCTGTGCCAGTAGGACCATTAGAATATGGATGAGTATAAAATGATGCATAATCATTTTGCGTTCCATCGTTTATATCCATTGTTACACCGGTAAATCCACCACCAAAATAAAGTGGCACACTGTGGTCTTTACTATCTTTAGCACCTCTAAAGAATACAATTGGTTCGGAGTCTACACTACCGTAAAATCTTCTACCAATAATTTGATACTGATTAGATTTTACAAATAATACATTAGTGTCTACAAATACTGGACTTGCAAATTTATCTACAAATGCTGTATTACCTTGTAAAACCTGTAATTCGTTACCATCGTTTCTAAGTTTTGCATTCATTTGACTTCCAATAAAGAATATTCCTGTTTCCCCTTTAGGTGCTATACGAGTAAAATCTGTATTAGTATCTATTGAAGCAGGAACTAATGTTGCATGTATATTTTCATTATAACTAAATGTGCATAATCCTTCTATATCCTCATTTAAAACTGCGGTTACTTTTAACACACAAGGTCTTAAAACATCTTCTTCCCTTGCTTTTAGTGTTATATAATCAGTAGTTATGGTAGCAGTTCCCGATGTGAATGTGTTTGCACCTGTACCCCTGTTAGTGATACTAACAGCAGATATAACTCCTGCTGAATTTGTATTCGTTGCTTTGGCTTGAAAACCACTGATATTACTTACTTGTAATACTGTAATAGGATATGTCCCGCCGGATGCGGAAGTAACAGTTAAACTATCTCCTACAGTATAACCTTCTCCTGTATCAATAATACAAAGGTCAAAGTTTTCATTGTTAAAACCACCACCGTTCAAACTTAATATTGTCGTGCCATCACTTTCAACCGGTCTACCCGAACCATCTACAAATGGGAAACGAAGTTTAAGCCCATGTCCTGTGCCACCTGTTGCTTCGTATATAGTTCCGGCAACAAAACCTGTACCCGTTGAACTGCTAAGTCTTTTAACGCCACCTATACCACGAGATTGTAGATTTATACCTCTTGGGTATCTAACACCACCAAATACTACTGAAACTGTTGAAACTGTTGATTTACATTTAACATCATTAATACCACTTACACTTACCTCATTTACACACGGTAGTATATGGTCACCGGGATTTCTAGTATATGTTACACCTTTTAAGTTACTTGACCAAGACACTGTATCTACTGGATTGTTTGATGAATCTACTAGAATTGGAGTTGGTGTGTTAGCATGAAAACCTCTACCCTTCGATACTATTTGTAATACTGTCTTTGGAATATAACCGCAAGGTAAAAATTTATTATTTTCTATATCAGTATCGCTTAGTGGACTGCCGCCTGTAATTGTTGTAGGTGTTAAAGTAGTATATAGTCCATATTCTTGATGTGCCGCTTCTATTCCTTTGTCTTTATCTAAAATACATTCAAACATAGTTGATGGGGGTAATAATTTATCATTAGTAATATCAAACGCTCTTATTCTAATAGCATCAGCACTAACGCCCCAATCACCCAATGTTCGACCATCAGCCGCAAGCAGATGCCTACAATCAAACGGTATACCTTCTTCTTTAGTTACATTGGTCGCATTTATTGCCGCTTCTGTAGCCGCCGCTAATACCTCATCAGTAAGTAGCGTAGTCCAATTCATACGAGATGATATAGCAAGGTAAGCCCAATTACCACTATTTGATGGATGGGAAACCGCCCCACTTGTTGATGTAATTCCTGTGGCAGTAGTAGTACCAACTTCACCGCCAGCATTTGTAACTTGATGATTAACTGTCATACTTTGCCCTTTAATTCCATAAAATATATGAGTTGAAGAACTACTTGTGCCGACACCCAATTGTGTCCTTGAAGTATAAGAAAGAGTGTGACCTAAAAATCCTGCACCTAAAGTGGTATTGATGTGCGTATCGTTTAATTGTATAACACCATTAGTTTTTGGAAATCCTAAGTAACCTAATATGTCGTCTACATTTTGTAATTCACTAGCACTGTTTGGATTGTAAATACTACCAACATAGAATTTAACTGTTAAAGTATTATTTGTGTTTTCCCATTTAACAGAAGCATTGATTACAGAATCGGGGGAGTAAACACCATTGAACCTATTACCATTATATGATTTAACAGAAGTAATAGCAGAATCAAATAATTGACCAGTTACATCACCCGAACCTGTAATATTTTTTCTAATGGTAAATCCACCTTCGGAAACATCTTTGTCATTAATAAAAACTCCAATTTCTTCACCAAGTGTATTAGGAACAAATGTATTGTCATTAAAAAATTCCTCTCCTAGTTGCTTGTAAACATATCTAATACCGTATGATTTACCTCTATGGTCGGTTAATCTAAATCCGTACAATTGACCCTCACCTAAAGATGAATTATACTGTCCTAAATTTGTATATGGATGATAGAATGTTGATACACCACTTGTTATAATGCCTACACCAAGTTCACCATCAGTAGGTGCAAAGCCCGGAATACCACTTGCTACTAAACCACCAAAATTTATTCTTCCAATCGCTCTTGTGCCTACTCTTAAACCATCCACTAAAGTAGATGTTTGACTTTGTGATTCAAGTGACTCACTAAAAATTGTGTTAGAATACGACCCACTTCCTATTATACTACTAACATCATCGTTATTATTACTAATATTACCGAACCTGTTATCTTCTTTTATTAATTCCCTTAATGAAGTTATAGGGGCAAATGGTCTACCATCTTTATTTAATGGCATAGGTGCTGGATGCATATTTTCACCCATTAGTTCATCTTGCTGACACCAAAAGTTTCTAAAGCGACCTCCATGACCTACCAAAAATTTAGGTTGATAAGGTGATTGTCCTTTACTATTATCTAACCACACACAAAAATTACGACCACTAGCACCGGGCACAGTAGAATGAATAACAATAGTAAATCCTATCACACCATTGTTATCCTCCACAATTCTACCCAAGTGCGCTCTTAAATAACCCATGTGACTACCCCTATCTTGAGAAGTCATAGCGTGTTCTACTGACCAAAATGGTGCAGGGTCATGAGTAGAACCAGTGGCGGCAAAATCAGCATTTACATGTGGGCTTGCAGGGTCTTTGTTGAGATTGGTAACATCTTCTCTTACACCTATTCGATTAAGGTCTAATCTTTCACTTTCACCGGGATAGTTACTCGATGGCCTTCTAGCGTGAGTTCTACCGTTTTTTGCCGCACCTTGATTTATCAAACGAACTATTTCTCTTGCCGCCGCTTCTATATCCGTACCGCCTATTTTTACACCTACTTCACCAAAATCTATAGTTTGACGACGAATATAATCCATTTGAGTCCATTGAGGTAAATGTTGTAGTCTACTTTCCTCATGATTAATTAAGTTTAAATTTTCACTTCGTATACCCTTTAGACATAAAAACGCTGAAATTACTCTCGTGCCATCGGGTGTATCAAAGAATGTACTATTATCTTTAAATGTAAAAAAACCTGTTTGATTTAATCTGTGCTGTTTTAGCGTTCTTACGATTGGAGGGATATTTTTATCTCCTAATGATATTCTTAGTTCACTATGTTTTTTACTAGCATAAAATGACGACTGCGTAGCAGGTTCGATACGAGGAACACTACTAGCAGATAAATGATACAGACTACTACCATGGTAACTATTTGCATGAACAAAATGACCATGCCCTTTACCCATAAATGGGATGTTAGTTAAAGAACCTATACTACTTGATGGTATTTCATCTAGTGGATTGTCTAATGTAATAATATTTTCAGCGTTATGATACATGTTTGTAACATTGTGAGCGTAAGCACTTTCAATAAATTTAGATTGTTGAGTGCTTCTTAGGTATTTATTTTCGGATGGGAAACCGTTTGCTACATCTATTTGCGTTGTTAAGTAATGAGGCGCACCACCATTTATTTTTACTAATACTTCATCTAAAGAAAAATATCCCATGCTAGTAACTAAATTTCTTGTATGTCCAATGACAGGAACAGATGGACTTGTTTGCACTTGCATGTGAATATCGTGAAATGAAATAAACTCTCTATCATGTGCTACATCATATAATAAAACACGAGTATGACTGTCGGATGACAAATAAGGGTCAATGTATGCTACTGTTGGTGCTTGAGATGCAGATAGACCCATCGCTTCATAATTTAACTCAATAGTTTTGTTTACATGTTGAACAAAATTGATTGCGGTTTCTAAACATGTATTACCAATTAAGAAGTTTTCAAGCGGAATAGAATCACGAGGCCGATTTGCTAATTGCCCTTGACCGCCGTTGAATGCCTTGTAAACTTGCCCTTCATTTAACACTCCACGGCTTTTGCAAAATAAACCTTCTACAGCATGAGCATTGTTCATGGTCATGTTCATCCAAACAGTATCACCATTTCTTAGTCCACCTGCGGCGTAGGGATTACACCAAGTTCTGTTTAGTATCGCATCAGCATCATCAGCAATAACGCTATTGATACCTATTCTCAAAATATCATTATTATTAATAGCACTTACATTGTTGGCTGTTAGTTTTATTAGACTAAAGGATAAACCCGGTGTTCTATCTCTAAAATGTTCTGAATGTATGTGTTTTACTATTCCTACATAAGCAATAGCACCACTACTAGCATCTTCCCTGTAAATCATATCACCGGGCCTTATGTTTATACCAAGACTATTTGCCGCCGGATTACGATAAGCGTCATTATCAAAAGTTATTTCATCAGTACTACCTGCCGAATAGTTACCAACAAACTCATACACTTCATCATTAACAACAGGGCGAAAAGTGCTAACTGTTAATTCTTGAGATGTTACTTGAGCAATATTTGACAAAGCCAAATGGCTTCTACCTATTTTTTCTAGTCTAAACTCTATATCTTTTAGACTTGGAACTGTTACACCAGTTCCAAAATGAACTAATACGGTATTATTAGTTGTACTACTAAATGAAAATTGATTATTAAATTGAGTTCCTAGATATAATACCTCTATTGGGGTTGTTGTAAGAATTTTGCCTATAACTAATAAATCACCAATTCCTATTATTGGATTACCACTACCGTCTAATGTGTAAGTAGTATCTATGAAAGTATCTACATTATCTAATTCTAAAGCATATATTTGATTAGATACTTGCTTTGCCTGTATAATTTTAGCAGTAGCCCTTTTTGATTTGATTCTAGGTGCATGAGGGTTAGAAAGTGGACCGGCTTTAAACTCTACTGCACTTACATATTGGCGTAGTCCATAGTCAAGATTACCACCTTGAGTTTGGACATTTGCACTGTCATGGTAAAATATTGAGCGACCCTCATAATCCGATGTTGGTGTAGTAATATCGGAGTTAATTGATTGTAATGATGATAAATTTCTTCCTGTGGTAAGAGTGCAACCTGTAGTTAATTTATTCACAAAATCATCACTACAAAATCCATGATAACCACCGTCACCTATATTTGTAGGTGCATCACGGATTTTTATAAAATCACTTCCTATAGCACTAATATAAGCCCAAGACCCATCCTCAAGAAACACTTTACTTTCAATATTAATACTTTTAAAATTATTAAAATTACCGGATAGTATAGGGGGAAAGATATTTACATTATCTACATGCAGTGTTAAAAAATCACCATCTTTTACTATTTTAGTTATGAATGTTTTAGTTGGTGAGTTTTTATTTTCATACGCAGAAATCACTTCTCTATCATTGGGTGGTATATCATCTACCCTTCTACCCACAGGTGACGGATTCCATGTATGTGCAGTATAAGTAGCATCTAAATGTAATTTCATACTGTTATCCGGTCCGGGGAATATACCCTCACTTTTTTGACTGAAAAATTGTTGAGGAAAAATGGGTATTTCCACCATGGCACGAGTGCTGGCATATTGAGTTCCTAATTGATAATCATGAGTAACATCATCTATTGCTTGAAATAATCTATCATTTATTGTACTTCCATCTTCGCACATATTTTCAAAATTAAAATTATCATCGTTGAATAAAATTTCATTTATACTGTATGTATCCTTAGTAGCATTATTAATTAGGCTAACTCCTATACACCATTCATTAAATGTAGAAAATACTTCTCCACTCGCTGAAAGATACTTTCTTTGTGCAATAGCATCAGTATCATCGAATACAAAACCAGCACCTACTTTACTATTATATTCAGCACTACCTCCACTTTGTAAAAATATTCTACCTTTCTTTGGAAAAGCGTATGTTCCCCAAGACTGTATATCTTCACTTTTATTATTCATGGGTTGTACTGATATGGTTTTTGCCGCATCTAAAGTGCATACTGATACTGCTTGAACAGCACAATTCCGTCTTGTAGAACCGGGTAGCCGCATCAATGGGCTTGGGTCGTATGTAGGTTTAGTGTTAATAGCACCTTGACCCGGACCACCAAGTGTTACAGATACTACGGGTGCATCTATATCTACTTCTTTAACTACATGAGAATCCGGTGAACCACTACCCATAAGAGAAACATTTTCATTTATCGCTTCTTCTGCTATACCACTAGCAGTGACTTGAATCGTTATAGCATTATTTTCATTGTCATTTATTTGTTTTACTGACCTTATTCTAGTTCTACTCATTAAATAAAACAAGGATATTACATTCGCTGTTTCACCTTTTCGTACACCATCACGCAATTTTGCTAACTGATTAGTTCGACTTTTATTCGATGGTTGTATGTATATACGAGCCGATGTGTGAGCATCACCGATGTATGCATTGTCTATAATATCAAACATCTCAAATATGGGACTACCTTGATTAATACCACCTACATCAAACACACCAGTAGACGAATTTACTTTTTCAGCCTTTTTCTTAAACTGAGTGTTACCTAAATCTTCTAATTTATTTACCTTGTCTATACCTATAGGTTCTATACACATTTTATGATAAACAGATTGGTGAGTGCTTTTATTATGCGAACTAGCAATTACTTGCGGTGTAGTAGCGGGTTGAGCATTAGCATCAGCCGGTGGTGTATAACCCACTGAATTATCGGCTGTTCTTGGTGTGGTAGCATAACTTATTTCAAAATCATATTCTGCGCCACCAGCATTATCACCAATTAAACTATTACTCTTTTGAAAGTATTCTGTTTGATTGGCAACAGATTCACTTAATTCAATTATTCCTCCCGGTGAAAATATTGTGCTGTCTTTGTTAGCATCTGCTAAATCCGCTTTTATGACATCTAATACTGTGGTAGTACCAGTTAATACAGTGTTACCTTTTGGAACGGTCTTTTCAACCATAAGCATAGGAGTTGGTGATGCTGATGCTGACTGCATTGAGTCACCTAACAAGTCTAAAGCATTGTAGTGAATTTCAACATAAGGTGCTAAATTGTGAGTGGCCCGTAAAGTTGGAACATGAAGTAGTGCAACTCTACTTTCAGTTTCGGGGCGAATATGATAATCTCTTTCATCGGTAGTCAATGATGTCCTAGTATAAGTTTCAGGTATTGGCCCTTTTAACATAAACGGCCTGTGGTCATTAACATCAATTGCTATAATCTCTTCTTTAGATGCAGGTAATCCATTAGTTACTACTAAAGATGCTTTAGCACTATTGATAATATTGACTATAGATGATTGAGAATTTTCATCATAAAAATCTGCTAATTCATTTGTATTAAATAAACGATGGACACCATTAGCGGCATTAAAATAATCCATTTGAACTATGTCTGCTGAACCGGAAATCACTTGGTCTATTTGTAAAGATGTGGGCTTAGGGTATCTTCGCATATACTCATGGCCTTTGATATGAGAAAACTTATGTCTACCACTATGACCGATTTGATAATTAACATCTAAAGTTGTGGGCCAAGAAACCGCAAACGGATTGTTAGGATGAGAAGATGTTGTTGCCATTTGACTAGAGTATACTATACCATGTTGCTCGTTATTAGTTTCATCTAAAACCATTTGACCAGTTTTATCAATTACTTGGCTATTAAAATGCGGAGGTTGATACGGTTTTCCAGTGACTAAATCAATTACTAAATCAGCAGGTATAATAACAAAGTAATTGTCTACATCAGTAGTTCTTGAGTGAAGTATCCCCCTTGAACCAGTAGAGGCTATATTGAAATCCAAATGTATGCTATTTACTGTAATAACTCCACTAGAACCATTGATGCTTAAAATACGCAATCTTTCCGGGGGGCTTTGATTAGGCTTCTGTGTTTTTCTATTAATAGCACCGGGATTAACTATTAGGTTGTATGGCACATGTGGTAAAAACGAGGTTGCCACTGTATTAGGTGTGGTAAAATTATTATGAATTTCATAATTACCCATACTAAAAGGGCTTTGTGTAAAATCAGTTGTAGGGTTAGTAGAATCATATTCTTTACCTGTTAATCTTTCAATTAACGCTTGAGCATCGGTAGCAGGTATTGTAAGTGTTGTGGTAGAACCATCGGATGCGGCAGTAAAAGCAGTAAACTCATACTCTTCTTGTATAATATCTAGTGGTTCTTCAAAACGATATAATGCGGTAGATGTGCTTTCATCATCCATCGGAACATTAGGTGTTATTACTTGTTCATCAAATCTAGTTGCAAAATGTATAGACTCAATTGCACCTCTAAAATCACCACCTTTACCACCTATGTATACATGAGCAGTAGAGTCAGTTATTGAAGCATCATTTGGTAAAGATTGAGATATAACAACTTGCCCGTTGATAAATAAAGAGATAGCACTATCGGACACTGCGCCTACTATATGATATAATGGCCGATGATTGAAATTTAAATTAGTTGCATCGTTGTAATTACTTAAATCATAACGATTGTATGAATCGTGAACACCGCCATAATTTTGTTCGGGGTATACCACACCATTCCATCTTGTAGTTGCATCACTAGCAGTGGTAAGTGTAAACGCTTTAGTGCCATTTGTAGTATCTAAAAATACAGTAAATTTTGCCGGTCCGGGTGTGTCTACTGTGCCTAATTCTAAAATAAATTGATTTTCTCTTTCAACAACTACTCCACCACAATCGGGAATAACCCATGCTTCTACAGTAAATTGATTATCAAACCTACTGTTTATTTTAGTAGTTTCATCTTTACCATAACCTGTTTTTGATAATATATCGGATGGTGTTTTCTTTGTAACAGTATTGGTAGTGCCAGTGGAGGTTTCATCACCAAGTTTTGTAAATCTACCTTGTGGTACTATGATAGATTCACTAACGCCATCAAAGAAAAAAGCGTGACTTGACCTACCTATTGCTACTATCTTCTCACCTCATATAATGAAACTTGCTGGAATAAATTGAATGTTGAATGTATACACAGGTTCACCACCCACTTGAACAAAAGTGGCTTTCGTCACAGCACCTTTGATAAATGACCTATCGTTATTACTATCGGGACTTTCGGGCTTCGTGGAAGCCGCTACTGCATCAGTTACACTTTTACTTTCTAAAGTTTCAAATGCACCTGTAGGCATAAAGAAATTTACCGGTTTATACTTATTACCATCAGTGGCGTTTATGCTTGAATTAAATGGTATTTGAACTCCAATAATATAGTCACCATATTTTTTATTAAATCCAACTATACCTCTTACACCATCAGTAATATCTTGTAGAATTGTAGGATTATTTGAATTGTTAAGTGTAGCATAAAGTGTCATTACCTTGTCACCAGCACTCATTCCAGTAAATAGACCACCTTGACTTTTTCCTCCTTTAAATTCAGTGTGAAACGGTTGAAAACTTCCCTTATTAAAATTATTTAAGTTCGGAGTATTAGTATTTCCATCTTTACCTGCTACAGTTTGAGTGATTGTTACAGCAGAATTAGCCTCACCAGTGTTTGGTGAAGTTGTTAAAGTAGCAGAAAATCCTGTAATGGGAGTTGATAAACCGGTATCACTAATCAGTTTAACAAAATTTGTTGCCATTTGTTCAGCCGTCAAAGCGACACCAACTGACGCTACAGTAAATGTAGCACTACCGCCTGTTATTGTCAATACATCACCAACAGCATGCCCCGAACCGGGATGAGCAATCTCAAAAGATGTAATTCCACCACTACCATTTACTCCTGTAATGTTTACCTTACAATTTACACCCGAACCTGTAGTACCGGAAATTGCTATATCATTTCCAACACTGTAACCACTTCCGGCAACAAGTGTGCTAGTAGTTTGAACACCGTCAATAGTTGCTACTGAAAAATGGTGTCTATCACCCGAAGGAAAAGATGTAAACCCATGAGAAGTATCATTTCTTGAAGCATATATATTAAATAATTGACCGGTTGTATTTTTAATTTGTATTAGAGTATCAAGTTTTATAACATCATTAAACATATCTAAATCAAAAATATCTTTAATAACATCTTCATTATCAAATCTCATCGCATTTCTATCTAATCGTGTAAAATCTATCAAAGCAGTTGCAGGTGAGTCACTACCTATATTCATTAAATCATCATCAGTAAATACACCCTCTAAAAGTATTACAGCCCTAGACAAATTAAAATCTACAGCCATTCTTGCACTACCTGTAAAGGGTAAAGGTGTAGCGTTTACACCTCTATCTACATCTAAAGTAAGCGTAGTAACCGGTAACTGGATAGTTTCACCATCAGCCCTAACAAATCTAACAGGTATATTTTGTGACATTAGAATCTCCCCTTATGTGTAGAGCCGCCGAATGAGCGAGCAACTTCTTGTTGAATCATATTACCTATTTCACGAGCCAATGCTCTCTTATCACTTCTATCTGTAATACCTCCGGCATTTACAGTAATGTTAAATGTATTACCCATACCTATACCGTTAGGATTATTTTTTTTATTGAGGGGTACAACGGCTTCCGGTCCATCTTCACCAATCATAGCAAGAGTTGGTTTGTTTACTATACCACCTTTTGCTAACATAGGAATTTGCATTTGACCTAAATCTATACCAAATGATTTACCGCCTATTTTTGGAATCCATTTAGGAATTTTAATATCAAATTTTATTTTACTTAGAATACTATTAATTACACCAATTAACATATTGAATGGTAGTTTAATTAAATCAATAAGACCACCAAGAATACTTTTACCTATGTTAAGTATACCAATAAAGAGTTTTGTCCAAAACTTTAATGTAAACACATCTCCAAGTTTAAATCCATCAAAAACACTACTTACTGTATCTTTTATGTCGCCTAAAACCCCAAATACAATCTTAAATGGGTCAAGCATTTTTAAGACTATATTTTCATATATTATCTGTAAAACACCTACAAATACATCGTTTAAGAAACCTACAATAGTGGATATTACATCAAATATAAGATTTACAGGGGCTAATACTAAATTTTCCCATAATTTACCTACTGCGGTAAAAGATAATTCGGCTATACTACCTAATACCTCAAATCCTTTTTCTATTAAACTAAATAAGAACTTTATCGGTTCTACCACTACCGCATTCCATATATCTCCTATGATAGTAAAAGCACTACCGGCTAAATCTCCTAGAGTTTCAAAAGCACCTTTAAAGAATTCAAATACTGCTTTAGCAGGTTCAACAAATAACTTATTGAATAAATTTCCTATACCTTTGAAAATTTCACCTGCTATATTACCTATCATTTGAAAAGCCGGACCGATACCACTAACAAGTGATGACATAGATGCTAAGGTTGCTAATAACGCCATAATTTCACTCCCAATCTAAAAACGAATAATCTAGTGATACCACTTCTCTATCCCCTGCTTTTGCCTCTTGTTCTGCTCTTTTATTTTCTTTTTCCTGTTCTTCTTGTATCGCCATAGCCCATATTAGTGATTGTTTAAATATTGATAAGGGCATTTTGTAAACATCGTACAATGAAATATTGTAGTGTTTTGCTACAACATAAGCGAGATATTCCGCTTGATATTCAAAATCTTCTACAGTTTCAAATTCTTTTTTCTGTAGAAACTTTTGAACATTCACTGTACCGGCGTTGTAAACCCCCCTTGCAGTGCCTCCGCAATCTCGTTAGGTTGTGGTAGGACTTTAGAGATTTGCTCTCCGACATAACCACTAAGGGATAATAATTCATCTGTGCTTAACGATGGAGTTGTATTAGTAATCCAATTAGAAAAAGCAAACTTCCAATATCCTTTCAAATTCATAGATACATCGCCGTTTGTTATTACAAACATTTCTTGGGCGGCGGCTTGTATATCTAAGAAAGATACATCTCTTACATATACTTCCATAACTAAATTTTCATCATTAGGGTCTATGCTAATTTCATGTTTAGTTATATCATTCTTCTTCAATAATAGGCTCTTGTTGTTCACTAACTTCTTCTGTTTGTTCATCTAATTCACTTCCTTCGGTAGCGGCTACCTCTTCGGTAGGGGCTTCCGGCTCTACATCCGGGGTCGCTTCTGCGAGGCCGTCAGTTTCACCTGTTTCGGTTGTTATCCCTTCATCGTTCTGCCTTAGACGCAAAACAAGTTCTGCTTTAGTTCCGTATACAGGGAGATTTCTCTCCTTGCAAAGTTTCTTTAATTCAGTAACTTTTAGGGAATCATATTGCTGAACATCAGCAGGGAATGGATTTACTACCTCTTCTTCAACGAGAGGATTGATTTCTTCTTCGGTAGTTTCTACAGGAGGGTTATCTAATTTATCTTGAATGAAAGACTCTATTTCATGTCTTGCCATAAGTTCAAGCATCTTATCATCGAACTCTACACCGTTGGCTTCACATACCCATCGAGCGTAGTTTAGTGCGCCCATTCTTCTATATTTTATTAACGATTTTCTCATTATTTCACCTCAATATTTTGGTATGGTATCACGAGCCACTACTTTTATTGCTTTAGGCATTACTTTTAAAGTAGACTTTACTATACCCTTATCTTCCGGTATTTGTATAGGTGCTTCTATAATATAATAATCATCAATAATTATTACCATCTTTTCACTATTAGCGGCAGATGTACCACCAACTAAATTCTTTTCAAATTCAAGAAGTATTTGATTTGCGGCACTACCGCTTGCAGTGGTGCTAAACTCTTGACCTGTTCTCATTTTATGATAAAATATAGGGTCGTCTACAGCAATTTCCATGGTCAAATCATAGGTAGTTTGTCCCTCTACCATAAGACTAACATTTCTTGAGCCGTTAAATGGAACTTGGTCTGTTATTACACCGGCATCTGCTTGCGATGTGCTATTGATAGTGTGGTGTCCAACCATACCAGTAGTTCCATTCAGTGTGAATGAAAATACTTGAGCAACATTTTGACCTGCTAGTTTTATGTTTCCGTTGTAAAACATAAACGGTTTTTGAGTTCCTTTACCGATACCCGACACTATACGATTAGGTTCGGTATTAGCAGTATCGTCAAACATACGATGTGCGGCATACCTTGTAAGAGGTGTCCCTTCTAAACGACCCGTATCAGTATAACAAAGTGCTGAATTAAAATTAACCGATAATCTTAATGCGGCATCGTTATCTGTAGTCATTGAAAAGTCTGTTACCTTACAACCTCGATATACACGAGTCAATTCTTTTGAGTCACCCGGTGCGCCTTCTAAATCCGGTCTGCTATTATCGGAGTCTACATCTATTCTTCTTTGAGATACTTCTAAACAAAATGACGGAAGAATAGATTTAGAAAACAATAAATGTTTAACAGGGAAAGTAATTTGACCAGTATTAGATATGGCCGTTACTTTAGTGTTGGATTGACCTACTTCTCTAATTATTACATCAACATTATCCGCATGAGCGTATTTTAACGGCTCATCTAATAATATATCATTTCCTATTTTACCTAATACTCTTCTACATTCGTGAGTTTCTGCTCTATCAAAATCTCCATTGAATGCACCATTCCAAGAAGTTGCATTTTCTTCATGGTCACTCACTATGGATGCAGTTGTAGTGTCTTTAATTTCTACATAGAAGTGTTCTGTAGCAGAAGGAGATATAGCCGCCGCACTTGTTAATTTAATTCTTGATGCACCAACAGCCGTCTTACCATCAAGTGTGGTAGTTAAACTGCTAGTTTCCGTTGAATAAATTAATTCATTTCCAAGACAGTATTTCAACCACCTTGCTGTATGCATGTTTACTTCAAAAGACCCACCTTCGGTAATCATTTTACCCGGAACTTGAATTGAAGTATCTCTTCCAAGTCCTACAACATGGTATCTCTTCAAATCTACTTTAGTTTCGGGAAGAGTAATTGCTGATGCTACACCTAAAAATTGGTCTATTTTACAACTTTCTAAGGCGGCAGTATTAGCAATAGTTTTTTCACTCGCTCTATCTATTGGTGGAGTTTTATAGGGTAGAATATGCATTACATCACCCGAAGCGAACTGGGTAGTTGTGGTGGTTACCATAACAGGTGTGATAGTTATATCAGTGCCATCATTAGCAATAATTGTAAATGTCTTACCACCATTACCTTGATTTGCGGCATCACCATTATCTAAACTTCCGGCTGTTTCAAAAACAACTTGAGAGCCTACTAATATATTTACAGGAAATCGAAGTGTATTTGCTTTTTGTATATCATTAGTAGTGCCGCCGGATAATCTTAACACAGTAGTATTACCTGTATGCGATTGAACTTTTATAGTAGCATCAGTGTGTTTAATGGTTAAACTTGTTTCGGTTGCAAAAGAAACTTCTGCTATATCTCCTTTGTATACTGTACTTGGCATTTTATCATCTCACGGTATTAGTTCTGCTAATATTACTACTTCTATTTGGAATGTCATTCTAAAAAGTTGCTTACTTCGGTCACTTAGGTCGGTTCTTGTTTTGAATACGAGCCTGTCAAAATTTGTTCCATCCCCCTTACGACTATTATGAATTACTCTACGAACTTCGTTCTCAAGTGCTTGCAGATGTTTTCTCCCCTTAATTGTTCGCATGTCTACGGTTATATTTATGCGTGTTGTAACAAAATCATAGAGTAAATCGGGTGCTTCTTCATTATGTGCTGTTTCGTAGCATAGAACATAATCATGCCGGGCTAGGTCAAGACGCTTACCTCTTTCCGGTTGAACTTCGGCTATGTCAATAACAATCGGTCTAATACCACTTGTGTTACCTCTATTCCAATCGGTTTGAAACAATCCTATGACAACATCTAAACCTTCTGTAAATGTTGCTACCATAGTATCACTTCTTTTGTAATTCTTTTACAGACTTAGGAACAATAAATCCGTTTTTGTACTCAAATCCCTGCTCACTCATTTCGGGATTTTGTCTAAGCATAGCCTCATCTGTTTGTTTCTTTAAGGTTGAAAGTTGTTTTTCAGTAGCCGGTATTCGAGCATTAAAATCAGTATAACTACCGTCATCTTCTTCTCTCAAACCCAACGCCCCTGCTTCTATTTGTTTAAATCTAATTCTTAAAGTATTTGGATTTTTAGTAAAATATTCCCTGTTTTCTTGTTGAAAAGCCGAATCATTTTCAAACAATTCAATAACTCGTTGATGAGTATTATCACCAAATTTATTGAATTCTCTATCACCTTTCATTCAAACAACACCATCTCTACATATTTAGGAAGAGTGCGGTCTATATCCGATTGATACAACTGAACCTTACTAGCCACATCTATATTCTGTGTTCCTTCCGGTATAAGCACTGAACGGTCATCAGCCATAAGTAACTCTATGGCTACCATTTTTGTGCATATATCTTCTATTGCTTTTTCTAAATATCTTTCACCATAAATGTATGCAACTTTTATTGCATTCCATTCAAAGAAAGGATAAGAATTATTGAAATATATTATACCCATTTCCGGGTCAAACCAAAAATCACGAAGTCTTGCACTATCACCACTACTGCTACCACCTTGTAAATCAACCTGTAATAATTTTTGACTCACAGTATGAGTTCCTGTAGCCATGGTAGTAAGTGGCGTTCCGACAACATTTACACAACCAGTAAAAGATGAAGCCGTTACACCGGTGTATCTAAACACCTCCGAGCCTACTAAACAAACACCTGCTGATGCAAAACCGGAAGTAGATGTTACATTTACTGTGGTTGAAGATACAGAAGAACTTACAGTTTCAGCCTCTTTAGTTTGGTCTAAACTTATGTTGCTATCAGTGCATACGATAGAACAGTTTTCACCTGCCTTTACAGGGCGCATGCTAGTAACTTTCACCTTACCTGTGCCTAAATCTGCGTTAGCACTAGCAAGGAACTCATTATGAACTCCCACATTTGCTGTAGAGCCTTCTAAGGTAAAAGCCGGTGAAAACTCTACTACTGCTTTATTGACTCTATCTTCTTTATTGATTAAATCAGCGAGATTTTGAGCAGTAGTAGTAGAATCAAAATCTGCTCTCCATTGATTACTACCTGTGCCTATCGAAAGAGTAGCGGCTGTACCGTTACCGGGTGACATGACTATTGAACCACTTAACGCTCTTACATCCTCCGGTATTAAGATACGAACTTCTGCCGCACCTATCTCTCTATAATCATCACCTTGCCATAATTCTAACCTAAGAATTTGTTGCACATTTCGGAACAATAATGGCGCAGTTCCAACATAATCAGTATAGTATCTTCTACGATAGGGTTTGTAAGTATCAAAGTTAATGTATTCTGCTGTAACTAAATAAGGTCGCCAAGCATTGTGAGTCATATTGTCAATCTTATCTTGCATTTTCAAAATGACTCTATCAACTCTATCTTTTGTTAATCCTCTAGTTCTACCGTTAGTAAATGAGGCTAAGTTTTGCACATAAGCACTGTCAGCAACTTGATAGTCAGCGTGAGTAAAAACACCAGTAAATTCAAGTTTTACACCATTAGCCGAAGATGAAATACCGGTAATTGTTTTTTCTATACCTAGAGGGTCTGCGTTTGAATATATAAGTATAGTATCGCCTACTGCATAACCGTCATTTCTAAAATCTCCACCGGTAATAAATACACCATCGGATACGCTATCAGCACTTACAAGAACTGCCTCACTTGGTCCAATGTCAAGCAAGTCTGCTACTTTTTGAGCCGTAGTATACACCGTTGCCGTGGGGTCAAGAGGCCGTGTTTCCGGCTCTCCGGGTGAAAATACTACTGGCATACATTAAACCCCCCTCACTATGATTGTTTCAATACACTCCAAGCATCACGCATAATCACATTACGAGAAGTCATGATACGACGCATGTGTTCAGCCTCTCTATCGGGATTGAAAGTATCAGTTCTATCTCTTTGAACGCTATTGTCCGAGCCTCGCTCTCCCGTTTTAAATTCTTTATCAGCATCTTCTTCTGCTAACATCTCTTCTACATCTTTTCCTGTTATTCCCTCAAATTGATTATCAATAGCGGCTTGCTCACCTGCTACATCGGGCATAGAAAGTGATTCACCGAGAGTCTGCCCCTCAAAAGGCACTCTTTCACCCATGAACTTGATATTATGTGCTTCGGGATTCGCTACCATGTCACGCATGAGTTTGTCACGAGCAGAAGTGAATTGGTCACCACTTGCATCTCCACCTGCGCCCCTAAGCGCATCTGCGGCCATACGATTAGCAAACTGCTGTAGACGAACTTCTTGTCCATCCGGTGTAAGCACTTTTTGCCTGTGTGGTTTCATTGGCATTTTAATTAGAATTTTACTCATGTTATCATATCCTATTTTGTTCATCCCTATGTCCTAGATTATATTCCATCGGTTTGTCACAAGTAGCGCATGTTTCTCTCCACATAAAATGTAGAAATCCACAGTGTGTACATCTTGTTCCCGAACCGATATTAAGTATATCACCTATATTTTTATTTCTATTACGCTGTTGAGAGGTAACACCTTTTAGCGGATGTTCGTTATCTGCTACAACGGCTGAATCAGTGTCTAATTTGACACCCTGTTTACTCGCTCTCACTAAATCGCTAAGGTCTAATTTTTGTAAATCAAACCCCACTTAACCACCTCAAATTGTGGTCACGAATATGTAAATGTTACCAAGAATCACATGTGGGTCTGCTGACACAGGGTTATTAGAACCCATAGCGTTCACAATCGCAGTTTGAACTGCGGTTCTTTTAGTAGAATCGTTGAAATCAGCCTGTGCAAACGGACCAAGTATTGTGCATGTTTTTGCCAACTAAATCACCGCCCTCAAGAACGGCGACCAATTGCTAAGAAAGTTCCTGCTTTGGTAGTTTGACCAATTGCTGGCACAGAAATAGTTATTGTAGTTCCACTAAAACTACCAAAATCACTCGCAAGTAAAGCAGTTACACCAAAACTAGAGCCGCCCGCCGGGTCTGCTTCTTTAATTGATATAACATTAGGGGCGGAAGGATTTAACATGATTGAATCAATTGATGCGAGTTGTGAAGATAAATCTATTGAGGTATCTCCTGCCTCATAACTTCCTGTTATTACTAATCTATCTCCGAACACTGTCGGTCTTGGGTCTATTGTTATTGCCATTATTCTTCACTTCCTGTTACTTTCGTATCTTCTTTTTCATTTAAAACTTCCTCAACTACTGTTGGGTTAAGATGAGATTGAACTAGGTCTAAAGCCGCAGTCTTAGTTATGTAACTTCCACTTGTTTTTACACCATTGTCTTTTAGCCATTTTAGAATGTCCTTCCTCGCCCATGCTACATCCGGTATACCGTCATCTTTCAAATCAACAGTTTTAGGTTCGTAGCCTTCGATGAGGAAATCCTTACCTAATGTATGAGCATATTTTTCTACCCACTCTTGACTCACTTCTACAGGTTTACCCCTAACCCAAACTCCTTTAGAGTCTGTTCTGCGGGATTCGTAAAAAACCCCTCTATAGGTTACAGTAGGCACTTAGCCCACCTCACATTAGTAGAACGGTTAAGTCACTGTCTGCGGCGGCGTTGGATGGTGTTAGGTTAATCTTTAGAGGGTTTGAGCCGTCAATTGAACCGACAATTGTATGTGCCACTCTATCATTTCTACCTAGTATTGCAACAACCTTACTTACAGGTGTTCCGTCTTGACCTTCTGCGGATGTGGTATCAGTAGAAAAAATAATGTTACCAGTCGAAGCGGCCTTTGCTTGAACTCTTACTGTAACCATTCTCATTGAGCCACCGGCGTTGTTGATAGTGTTATCATTGGTAGCGGTAAAACCTGTTAATGCACCGGGATAAGCACCTGCTGTACCTGCCGCACCGTCAAGCCATCGAGTTTCATCAACTAGAGAGCCTGTTCTCATGTCTAAGTCAAGTAGAATGTCTACATTGTCTATTCCTGTGTCATCTGCTGTTACTGTTAATCCTTTCTTTGTATCTGTTAATGCCATATTTAATCATCTCCTAAACTATCTTCTCCATTATACCTCACTGTAGGTCACGAATCGAACCATGACCTCCAAAGAAAGTTGTCCAAATCTCTCCCATTGAGCGATACATACCCTCTTGTCCTAGACGGTTAATGGCGAATGGGTCACCGGTTTCGATACCGGATTCAAAATATTGAGTTGGTATAGCAGTTGAGAAGTAAATGTAATCAGTATCTAAGAAATACATACGGGAAATACCGTCTTTTGTAACATCTTTAGATGGAATGATTGGTACACCGTTGTAGGTCGCTACGATGAAACCGGCTTCAATACCCGGAACACCCTTAACACCGTTGTAGGTTGGTGTAACTCTCTTCTCTTCCATGAACCTTTGCTGGCTTTGTAGTAGTTGTTGTAATCTCATTAGAGTATCGTATCCTGTTAGGATAACCTTTGGATTACCACCACGAACCCAAATCTGCTGGAATAGTGTGTCCAAATGGTCTAGTGAAAGAGTCCTTCTGTTAGCCGCATCTTGGTCGCTACCACAGTTTACTTCTGCGTTTGACCATGAGTTTGCACTTCGGTCAATACTGTAAATGTCAAGGTCATCTGCACCACAATGGTCTGCCGACGCACCGCCTGTTTCCAAAGAGGTTAGTCCACCGCTTGAGCCACCATCATTTCCGGTGATTCTGTCTAGCGATTCAAAGTCGTTACCTGCCACTGTGTCACAATCTTGGGTCATCATCTTGTTAATGTGTTCAGCGTGATGCTTACCCATTTCTTCTTTCAATACTGCACGAATGTCACCAAGTCCATCATCTTTGTCAGCCAAGAACATAGCAGTTTCGCTCATGTCGAATGTGTGAACGACTGTCTTTGGTTTTGCGGCTATGTGCTGGAACTGTGGTTTGGTTGTGTCCGGTAGAGTAGCGTTTTCTGCTACACCGCCACCCTTATCGAATGATGGTCTGTCGGTAATAACTCTCCAACCGCTTCTTTCCCACGGCCTCTTAGGTAGTATTGAAAATGCGTTAAACTCTTGGTTCAACTGTGACCAAACTTTTCTACCGTAGATTGCTTGGTATGTTCCTGCTGTTGTGCTTAGCATTGGTGCGTCAGCCTTCAACAACTCACTACCGGAGTAGGAATAGCCCATAGCGTTACCTGCACCGTAGAAGTATCTTTCCATGTCTGTTATATTTCGTATGTAATCTCTTGCCATATTTTTCATCTCCTAATTTCTAATTTATTATCCTCAAGCACCCCTGTATACACTGTTTGCTAGTGTATGTACCTCATCCCAAGACATATTACTTAGGTCTTGAGTAGATGGGATTGTAACATTTGTTGATAGGTCAGCCTTTGCAATTGTTGTTCCTTCTGTAGTTAGGTTGTCAATTCTCTCGGATAGGTTTGAAATAGCCTTCATAACTTCACTAATTGGTTCACGAGCGTCAAATTGAGCCTTTTCTGCTTCGGACTTTGCGATTGCTTGTTCATTAGCGAATCTTGAAGCAAAGTGTCCTTCTAGGTCACCACGGAATTGTTGTTCCATAGCCGCCGCTTTGTAGACTTCATAAGCCGCCTCAATGTCTGTTGCTGAAACATTCGATGGGTGAATGTATGATTTTGCTAGTTCAGCCGCACCCATAGCCCCTGCTGGCTCTTTTCCGCCGCTTTGACTTACTGCGCTGATAGCACCAGTAGATGGGCTACCGGAAACTTGTCCTCGGCCTCTAACTTGACCGCCGAAGTAATCTGCCCCGTCTACTGTATCCGGGTTGTCGAATCCACCAAGTTGTGCTTTCTCAAGAGCATCAAAGTGCGCTCTTGCTGAATGAGTATCTACACCTGCGGATTTTAGAGTATCTTCCATCCAGTTTAGATATTCGGCACTGATAACATCACTGTATTCATCACCTTTCATGTAATTCATTTTGTCATCTTTGTCCTCATCTTTCTTCTTATCTTTCATTTCTTCTTCGGCCTTCATCTTATCATCCTTCTTGTCTTTCTTGTCATCCATCATTTTGTCGTCGGAATCATCTTTCTTCTTTTCCTTGATATGCTCTCGAAGTTGAGGTGGTATCTCACCTTTTTCCATAGCGTCAAGTCTTGCTTCTAGCCTGTTCATTACTGCGTTTAGGTCACTGTCTATATCTGTCATTTTACTCACATCTTCCTTTAAAATTCTAAATTGTGCTTCCGGGTTAATCCCTTTTTCACAAATTGTAATTTCATGGAGTTCCATTTTACTTATTTCTTGGTATTCTCCGTGTTCACCATCAGCCTTTCTAACACGCTTGAAAGCCTGTCCACCAATGGAGAATCCCTGCAAGTTACCCTTGCGTATTTCTGCGGCTACTTCACGAGCCTTTTCTATATCATTTCGTAGTTTACAAACTACAAACATTCCTGTGTCGTCTACTTCGGACTTCCACATTCTACCGTTGGAGTCTACATAGTTATCTATAACTTCTCCAACTTGTATATTAGAGTGAGCCAACTGAACATTTCGGTATCGGTCACTCTTCATAAAACCATCAAATGCATCTTTCAATGCACCACGAGTAATTAAATCTCCTTGCTTATCAACAAGTTCTACAGATGCATAACCTGCAACGACTAAATCACTGCCACTCTTTAGGACTTTCAATCCCGCAGATGGTCGCTGTATAGTTAGCATCAGTTGGAAGAAGTTACTGTCATCCTATTTATATTGAACTGATACTTTATGTCTAAAAGAAATCAGTCTACTTTATTGAAATCGGACAACTGCGAAGTATTATTGTTCACTTCAATATGTTTTATTGGTTTTTTGCCCTTTTCATTCTTTTTAGGCTGAATTTCTTTTTCGTCACTTCGCTTTCTACCATCGTAATCCGGCATAGCCTCTTCGTTTGCTAAACGAGTCGGGCCGCTTGGTGATTCTACAGGAGTAGCCATATCTATCCCTAATCCCTTTGGTCCTGTCCATGTAGTGCGTTCTTTGTGTAATTGGTCTAAAGCACGAGATATTATCTCTAGGGCTTTTTTAGTAGTTGGTTTGAGTAATCGGTTATCGTCATCTGCATCTAGGATACCTGCTGATTGTTTATCTTGGCGTTTACGACTTGGAGGTTTTTCATCTAATACATCTCTCTTCACTATATGTCCGTCAAAAATAAGTGGTGCAACAGCACTCCAATAAGGATACATACTTTCTGCTAATGTAACAGGGTAATTTGATTTAACCATACCACTCAAAGAAGTAGAAGGATTTTCCAAATACCACAAGTTACCATAACTTACAACATCGTATTCTACAGTATCTACATCTTTTAATATAACTTTTAATTTATTATTGTCATATTCAATATCATGTGGAACTAAAATAGGACTTAAAGATTTAGTGAGTATATCTAATGATTCTGCACTAGCCGCCCCTTCACCATCACCTTCACCTATGATTTGTTTCATTTGCACATTGAATATATCCCTACCACCACGAGTTTTCTTAGTTACTCCTGTAATAGATACTCTAACAACATCACCTACTTTGTATGAATTAGTTTGATTATGTAATGTCCCTATGTCCATATATTCATGTCCGTTTATTTCTACTGCTCTATTACCTAATTTAGAACCGTCTAATATTGGACCTGCACCTAATCTATAACTATATGATTTAGAACCTTTAACATCTAAAACAATAAAATTGTAATCTTTAGATTCTCTTAATAACATCCACTTTGGATGTCGCCTTTCACCTTTCATGTATGTGGACTTACCATCTCTTAACAAAAGTATCTCATGTTCTTTTTGTAAATTAGAAACTGTTTCTTCTAAACCTTCTTCATCTGTCATTTTAGTGTCGTGAGGACCGGGTATGATTATATTTTCATGACTATCGAATTGACTTCTTAACAACTTCATTCTTTCAAACATAGTCATATCACTAACATTGTTAGCATCATAATTTAGAATATCTATTATGTTCAGTTCATCTTCGCCTAGTATCCCATCTATAACATAATCTCTTTTATTTAACTTTGAAAGATTCTCTTTAAATGATTTTTTCAGTCCGACTTTTTTACCATCCTCATCGTATGTGGTAATTGTTTCATCTTCACTTACTATGATTACTCTCTTACCATCATACCATTTACTTACAACCCAAGAACCACTAAATCCTCTTAGATGGTGTAAATCACTTACTTCAAAAATACGGTGCATTGGTCTAATAGGGGGTGACCACTTCACATCATCGTTTTTCATTAGTAATATATCGGGATTTAATAACGATGTAATATATGTAGAAACTTCACTCATAGCAATAGTTGAAGGGTCATCCGATGGAGATAAGTATGTATCCATATTTACTCCTTGGTGTGCCGAAAGAGTAGTTTGCGGTGGTGGTAGATTTGGTAACACCTGTTGAATAGTTTCTTTTCCAAACAATGTGTTCAATGCTTCCTCACTTACTCTTGGATAAAAACCCGGTTGAGTGTATTCTCCGACTATCGGCTCACCTTCTAAATTAGTTTCTATGCCAAATGACGGTTCTGCTACAAAACCCTCATGAATATCTCCTATACCGAATATATTGTAAATAGACGCATTAGTAGGATTTATTTTACCTATTTTAGAATGTGTGCCTAAACCGGCTCTAGCAACTGTTTCAGTTGTAGGTGCTTCAAATGCACTTTCTATTATACCACCTTTTTCATCCATTAATTTTCTTTCATCTAACACAATCAAAGAATCTAAATTATTTCTAGTAGTAGCGGTGACTTTCTTAACCCCTTTACCCATATCTTTTGCACCGTGAGCATCAAAATCTCTAGCATGGAAAAATTCTAGTCCACTATTTTGCATTGATTGACCAAAATGTTTCGTGCTAAGAACATGATTTAGTGATTGAGATAAAGCATGTATAGGATTTGCTTTCCAATTTTCATTTTCTTTTCTTGCCCTTCTTTGTGCAATAGATATTGCGTTATGGATATTTGAATTATGTAAATCGTAATGAAATTTGTCATTACTGTTTAAATCAGCATACTCAGCATTTACAATATCATCATTAGGAGTATGTAAATGAGATATATCGGCATTTCCTATTTTTGATAATGCACCACTTGTAAGAAAATTGCCTACTGTTGAAACAAACAACGGTTGCTGTCTTAAAGAAGATTCATTGATAATATTACCAACATGTTCTTTCATAGCCGGAGTTTTTTCTAAGTTTAACATATTGATTACTTCATCAACTGACATGTTACCGTCTATTTCTGCACCGTTTTCTAATAGATGATTAGCAATCGTAGAGTGTTCATTAATTTCTTTTGGTTTTTGACTAACTACATTGTAGTCTATTCCATAAGTTATAGGAGATAAGTCATGATTGTCAGTTGCTAAAATATGTCTTTGTGTGTCAGCCAATAACTTTTGTACATTATGTATGAATTGTACAGGATTACCAGTATCAAAAGCATCGGGTTGTTGTTCAAGCACTAATGGCATTATAACATTTTTAGCATAGTCTACAATCGTATCATGATGAGATTGTAACATATCTAAATATTGATTAGCATTAATTTTCCAATGTGATGTAGGTTTATCTTTTTGTTTTGTGGACAATTGAACTTGATTTAATTGAGTTACAGCATCTTGTAAATCTTCCCTTAAAGTCATTATTTGTTCTTGTGATAAATCGGGATTTAACATCATTTCATTTATTGAATCAATGGTTTCTCTAATTCTATTTTCTTTTTCAGTAGAGATATTGTCGCCGCCAAATCTTAGAATAGATTGTATAGCATCAATGGATGTTGTTTTAGGTTTGTATTTCTTTTTCGGACCATCTAATTTTCTTTGATGTAGTTTAGATGTTATACTTTGTAACTTAGACTTAGCCTCATCTAAATTAACTTTATCATTGACAGCAAAATCATGGTTATCCATATAATAGTCGTGTAGAATTTTATAATTTCCATCGTTTTTATCAACAGACAAGTTTTCTATAAAATCGTTAATTTTTCTACTATCCGTTGTGTTAAGTATTTTGCTAACTGCATTCACTAATCTAACTATTGGATAATCACCTGTTTCTATAGTATCTTTGACATTTTTGTAGGTAGTAGGCTTTGAATCCCAACTTACATAGTCTTTAAATTCTTGAAGGTCAAGACCTGCTGATAATGTTAAGTCACCTGTTAAAAAATCTTTAAGTTGCCCTATAGCCTTCTTTGGTGGAGTAAATGGATGGCCGACTCTATTCAAGAATGTATTATGCAATTGTGCTTTAACTGCTCTTTCATGTAATCTACTATCACTTGGATGTGTGCCATACATAGATGTAGACTTAGGCATAATGGTAGGGTTAGTAGATGTATGTGGCTCTAAATGTTGATTATGTGGACCTAATTGCTCTTTAAATGCAGGAGTTGCTGTTCTAATAGCATATTCATACATTGGATTAATCGCTGATTTATGCTCGGTATAGTTATTTTTTTCAGTTCGATTAGAAGATTTACCTGTCCCAAAAGGAGAAAATATATTTTGCAAAGGCATTTTTTCAGGAACTTTTTCAAATTTAAATTTAGTAGTGTCAAAAGCACCTATTGGTGGTGCAAACAATGGACCAAAATGCATTCCTAAAATAGTGTTATCTTGATTTGGCATCCAAAATTGATAATTGCTTGGGTCTGTTTGAAACATAATAGAACTGTCTTTGTCATGCGACATAGAGTGTAAGAATTCAATCCATGTAGCAGGTGATACATTCATACCCGGTGTATTAGCATACAAAGAAGAATAAAATTTACCCGGACCGTATGTATATCCATCGGGGTGAGTTTCCCAAAATTCTTGTTTTTCCTCATCGGGATGAGGACCATGTGGTGATTTTAAAAACGCTAAATCATTTACCATCTCTTTTGCTAATTGTTGTATCGTTCCGTTGCGTCGTGCATTTTCTTGCGTTTTTTCTAGCGTTGGTAAATCAATTATCGGACCTTCCATTTTACCATGTATAGGGTGGTCAGCAATCAGTTGTTTTGTGTTGGGGTCAAATCCCGCTAAGAAAAGTAAATCTTCCATAGAGAGTCTTTTATGTTTAGACGCTCTTTTCAAATCTTGATAATTATATTTATCTTTGGGTTTTGTTTTATGGATTTGAAGTGACGGTAATACTTGTAAAGGTTCTTTATCATCAACGGCATACTTTTCATTAATTTCACTTAATATATAATCAGCAATAGGGTAGTCTAACATATCATTTTGATTATGGACAAATTCTCCTAAAGCACTTCTAATAAATCTATTTTCACCTTGAGAATAATCATCTTCATTAGATTGATTTCGATAATGAGCATTACGACCAAAATTTTGATTTGACCTAAGCATGAAGTTCATTTCGGGTGTTCTTCTAAGTAAATTATTTACTGCTATTCTAGCGGTAGGTATTTTTTCACCATTAGGTAATGTAAGTGTTGATTTATTATCTATGCCTTCGTGTAACTGTTCTTCAATAGAATCTCTTTCTTCGGGTGTAAACCATTCAAGACCATACATGAAACCGTCTAAACCTAGTTCTCCTTCTTTACTTGTCCACTCCTTTACTTTGTCATCAAAGTGACTATGACGCATTTCACTTTCTAACTCCTTTCCTTTCAAACCTCTACTTTGGAGTTCTGTTTCTAAATCTGCATTTTGCTTTTTCCATCTTCTGTAATCTCTTTCGTATAGATGGTGTTGATGTTGCGCCGCAGTTCCCGCTATGTTAATATCTCCAAGAATCGGTATAGTTTTAGAACCTACTTTTATACCGGTAACTAAAGGGCTATTTTTTTCTGTCATAATTTTGAACCACTTTTTCTCCATTTCCATTTCTTGTGTACTTGCACCACCCAACGCAAATGACCTAAGCAATTCTAACATATTGGGTAGACCGGTTGCGTGATTTATTTGCCTTAATGGATGATTCATTTCATGATAGGGAAAATGAGCGTCTGTGTAAGATGACTTTACATTTGCTCTATAAGTAGGAAATATTGAGTGACCTCTACCTTCCCTACGAATCATACCGTCAGCCCAAACATGATTTGTTGGCTCACCAAATGTAGGTCTACTTGCTAATAGATAACCTGCCCCTTCCTTTTTATCGAATTTTATTATTGTTTCAGCAGTATCTTTAAGATTTAAAGAAAATAAATCGTTAGGTGATTTTTCTAATGATTCCCACGCCATGATGTATTCTGCGGCACTTCGAGATAAATCTAAACCATCGTAAAGAGATATTAAAAATTCATTTTTACGAATGTTAAAATCATCTATCATTATTTCACCGCCTATGATAGCGGTTCAAATAGAGGACATGCGTGTATGTCCATACCTCGATGTAATTTACAACCCGATATATTTGTGCCGCCACACTTACCACATATTACAGGCATTCCTGCTTCTCCTGCTTCTCTAAGTTTAGAGTCTATGTTCGCTTTTCTAACGGCTACGGGTCTCACCAAATCACCTCAATCGAACTTTTCTTCTCTAACTACTCCTGTATCTGAATGTGGGTTTTGTCTTGATGATAGCCTTGCCATATCTATCTTAGAATCTAACTTTTTTCTTTTTGGCTTTCCATCTTCGGTAATTATAGTTCTACCGTTAGTGGTAAAGTAACCGGACTTAGTTTGACCGCCCGATTCTGCTACAAAGTGAGGATTAATGTCAGTAATTTTTTCCGGTTTAAATCCCGGTTGTGCTTTAGCCATTTTACCTCCACAACCCATTTTCATACAAGCACCTTTGTCTACAACCTCATTTCCGCAACCCGGACACTTTTCTTTACCCTTACCTTTCTTTTTCTCGTCTTTGTCACCCTTTCCATCTGCGGCAAAGTGAGGAACTTTCTTACCCTCATGTTCTACCATTTCTAGTTCTTCTTTTTGTATTTTTTCTTGAATCCTATCTAATCTATCGTTCATTAGTTTTGCTTTTTCTAACATAACTGTAGTTTCGTAACTCATTTCCTCGAATCTTGGCTTCATTGTATCACATCTGTTTTCTTTGCTTGATTTGCTAACTCATGAATTTCTTCCCAATCCATATTATGGAATTCTTCATTAGTTTGTGGAATTGCGGAGTTTACTCCCTTTAGAATGGAATCGTTATTTATATCATTCCTAAACGGGTCATCTTGAACATCCTCTACAAATGGAGTGGTGCTTTTTACCATACCCATTTTTTTGAAGAGTTTTTGTGGATTGTTGATGATACTTTTAAGACGCTCATTCTCTTGTTTAAGAATTTCAATATTAGAATCCATAGCCTCCATTTTAGTAATTAGCGCATTCACTAAAAGTTCGGACTTATCTTCTGTCATATTATGACCTCAATTTGAATATCGGCCAAATGTTCCAGCACTGCGACTAAAATTAGATTTTCTAATTCCAGTGCTGATAGAGCCGGGAAGTCTTTGTCCTTGTATAGAGCCTGTTCTACCTCTACCTTCGGTAAATTTCATTACCGGAACTCCACCGGCATAAATATCATTGATTCCTTGAGCAGTTTCGGACTTTGCAATAAGTGTATTTAGGTCATCTGCAAGGAAGTCTGCTAATTTTTGAACTTCTGTCAAATGTTGTTTTGCTACTTCTGCATTATCGCCTTCAAGAGCAGTTAAAAATCCTTTTTGGGCTTGTTCGAGTTTCCTTGCCATTGGGTGCATTTTGATTAAATCCATCTTCATCCCTGCCTCTCTCATATACTACTAAGATAAAAGCGTTTCTTAAGCACCTCTAAATCTCCTAGCATTTTGAACGGCGTTTACATTCTGTTGTCCAAGTGAAGGTGGTGGCCCTCTTTGTTGAACACTTGTTACCGGTGCGCCGCTTCCGGGTGAAGTTCTTCTTTCGGGTGCGGCAGGGCCACGATTGCGTATTCCTACACCTTGACCACCGGGTTGTGGAGGTGGCATAGGCATGTTACCCATCGGCATACCCGGAGGCATACCTCTCATCATAGGTGCGCCCGGAGGCATACCACCCATCATACCCGGAGGCATACCACCCATCATACCCGGAGGCATTCTTCCTCCACCCGGTGGCATCATTGGTGGTGCGCCACCCGGAGGTGCTTGCTGTTCTTCGGGTTTAGGTTTACGATAAACAAACTTGATGTCACTACTTGTATCTCCACTAATTAACTCCGGCACAAAACCGAGTTGTGCCATTCTTTGTGCAACATTCAACTCTTGCTCATCACGGCGTAGTCTTGTAATTTCATCTTCTTCCTCGTTTGGATATAATGTCAATTTCCAATCAAACACTCCCATTTGTTTTAGAATCTTAGGAAATAAAACATCAGTGTAAATTTTTTGTCCAAATTCAACTGCACGATTAGTAACAAGAATCTGTAGACCTTCGTTGTTAAGACCACCGGACTTACCATTGTCTACCATAAATATACTTGATACACCAAAATAAGCGGCAATACGATTTCTTATTTCATCACGAACAGCGATATACTGCATTTCTTCTAAAGTGTCCATGAATTTAACCCAATTCACACCACCTCTACCAGTGTTAGATTCTATACCAACTTTAGGAACATAGTGAGGGTCTCGTTCCATTTTTTCGTCTACTGATTTCCAAAATGATTTCATTGACTCAAGATTGTCAGTTGTAACAGAAATTATACCTTTAGGCATTCTGCGCTTTTGATACGCAGTATACATGTAATTATCCATCGCTGTTAGAGTCATAGCCTGTCGCCACATGGTATTTACGGGAGAGCGACCATACAATTTGGATGGATTATATTTACTAACATGAAGAACTTCACCTTCAACAAAGTATTGAGTTTTACCGCTACCTGCCATGTTTACATAATGCACATCATGTAAATCACTGCCACAGATTTCACATTTATCATCTTCGGCATGAGTTTTAACTTGGTCACGATGAATCAAACAAGTCTTGTAACGACCACCTCTAACCCCTCTTTTATCAGCAACTATTCTCATAAATATAGGGTCACCTCTAATCATTTCTTTTACACGATAAAAGGCTACTTCTTTTGTTTCGGGGTCAATATAATACTCCTTAACAAATATCATGAATGCATCATCTACGATATTCAAATCGTTTTCTAACTCATGTAACACATGCAAAAATTGTTGTTCCATACTATTTTCTTGTTTAAGTAACCACTTAGCATAAACCAGTTCTTCTACATCCGGCTCTCTAACTTCACCACCACATGCTTCACAAACTTGAATGTCATGTTGATATTCTTCGTCACATTGAACACATTTCTTATGAAAACGCTTTTCCCAATAATATCCTCTTCTAAACATCTCTTGTCTTAGTTTAGAAAGAACCGTTCTAAGAATCAAACATTCTGTGCTTACTGCATACAGAGCAGGTATAGTGATACCCTGTGCCATAACAGGCTCTTGAATACCACTTGTCCAAAGTGGCATTGTGGGTGTTGGAGATGATTTACGCTTGAACGGTTTACTCAATGTCGAAAGAAACCGACTTATTCTACTTTCATCATCTGCCATTACAAACTCTCCGCATAACTACCTATTGTATCTGCATCCACGCCCCATTTACTCAAGAAACTATCGGCCTTCTTTTTGTCGTCTTTCCAATTATTAAATGTAACGACACGATACAACTCATCTTTTCTCATCTTATCTTTTTCATCTACAAAGGATAAAACAGCCTTTGCTTGCAACGATTTCATTTTTAAATGTGGTAAAATACCCTTTAATAATTGTCTTAAATCATCTTTTGATGAGAATATAAGTCGGTGTTGGCTTCTTACACTGTTTTTGTGTATTCTTTGATTAAGAACCAAACGACCACAACCTAACGCTTTGTGTAACTCTTCACACTGCATACGACCTCTATCACCTGTAGCGATAAATGTCGCTCTTGGTTCACCTCTTTCTGTTATGAATATACTTCCATCAGCATCAAGAAAACCTGCCGCATAAGCCCAAATATCTTTAATTATTAATCCATGAGTATCTAACTTTACAAAGTCACCCCTACTGCTACTCTTGTAAATGTCTACCTCTTCGCCATACATTTTCAGTAACATACCTACTTTGGTCGGTGTTACTGATTTAGAAATGATACCTACACCTCTACGAACTAATTCTCTACTACTAAGTGGACCGGATTTAGTTAGTTCTTCAGATATAAAATTAAGAGTTGTTTTATCTGTTTTTGATATATTATCAATTTGATGTAAAGTATTAGACCACATTTTACGAGCGTCTTTTTTTAATTGTAAAGCATTGGCCCACTCTTTTTGGTCATCTATACCCCAATCTATTTTTTCATTTAAGATATTTAATACAGTCATAGACTTAAGATATAATTGACATGCTTTTTGTAAAGAAGATGAACGAGATTCGCCAAATTTACGAAGTGCCTTTAGACTTCTATCATTAAGTCCTATATTTTTTATCACATCTTCTAATCCCTCACTCCATGAAAGATTACCAATCGTGGCTTCTATCTCCATGGATTTTATCGTACGGATGTCATCAATAATTGCATCAATACTTTCACGATTACTTTTATCTAATCTACGCATTTTTCTACACATACGAATTATTGAATTAGCATCTTTACCGTATGTGCTTTCCAACCAACCATCACCATTAGGTGCAAAACTATACGACTTAATATCATCATTAGAAAACAAACTAGATGATTTTTCTACAGGCGCAGAATTAACTGTAAAGTCGGGATGTTGAGATAAATTAGATAACACGCTTTTGGTTAAGTCATCAGCAGGGTATATATTTAGGTCATAGGTATCACCTAACAAAGCACTACCCCACATATTGACCACCAAATTGACCTATCTATTTAATGTATTCCATGCGTCATCGAATGCTTTTTTCTTGTCATCTTTTGCCTCTTTCATACCTTTAGGGGGTTTTCCACCAATAGCGATAACCATTACAACGCCTTTCTTTTTCTTCTTATCATCCATTTTATTCATCTCCTTTGTTTTCTTTTTCTGTTGCTCTATGAATCTACGGTATATACCTGCTTCTTCTTTTTTACCCATTTCTCTTGCTCTTTGTTCCATAGCAATAGCGGCTTGGGTTTTGTGAGCATGAGTTCTACTACTGTTTTTGATTTTGCTAACTGACTGTCTTGCTTTTTGAGGATTTTTAAATCCTAAATTATGTATTGTTCCCTTTGGGTTTTCATCAGTATACAAGTCGGAATGCTTCTTTGAACCCGCAGGTTGTCCTTTTTTACGAGGTATACGAGGTGCTTTTACTATTGTAGGCTTACCACCAACTCCTTGTTTTTTCGCTCGCTTTCTTTTAGTAGCGGCTCGCTTTTGTCCTTCGGACATTGAGCCGGAAGTCTTTGGAGTTTTACTTGATACTTTTACACTTGGTCTACACTTTGGATAACCCTTGCTTGAAGTCTTGGCTTTTGACCGACCACAAGGAGGGTGAGAGCCGTCTTTATTTTTACGAGATACATCAACCCACTTTTCTTTGAACCATCGGTTCAAATTCTTGCGAATTAATATTTTACTCATCTACTCACCTTACTGCTATCATCTTAGATATTTCACTGGCTTTTTTCTTTTGTTTATCAAGTAAAGAATAACAAGGACATTTAGGTTTAACCGCAGAACACTGCATAATTCCTTTAAGCATACAAACACATGGAGTTTCTTCAGTAGCCCCGCAACAACAGGATTTTCTTTTAAGTTTACTCCCATCTTCTTGTTTTGCTTTAACAATATACATGATAGAATCAATGTCAATCATTTCTTCTTCCCCTTTTTCTTGCGGAACTTACCACGGCAGTATTGCACCGCCCATCCGTTAGCATAGGCTGATGGGTAAACTTTGAATTTACGCTTTGCCGCCGCTTTACCTTCGGGGCATAGTTTCTTTTCTAAAAAATCAAACGCACTATCCATTCCAATACAATGTCCACATTCACAATTCACGGTATCACCCAATCATTTTTTCCATAGTTTCTGTGTGGTTTCCCTGTTATCCACTCATCAAAGCCCGGTAGCACATCATCAAGAAGCACTACTGAACCTTTGAATTCTTTTGTTCCCCAATTAGCCAAAGCCAAAGCCATAGCCAAGTCATCATGAGTTCCTACAGATTCTAGTTTGCCATTCTTTTGCATACCAAATCTGTTTAACTCGGATTCTAACTTGTGCGTAAATTCACGACTTCGTTCATCACCGTATGGAGTTTTTATTTGCCCTTGCTCAAACGCCATAAGAAGTGACATAAACATACTCTCCTTTCTTTGGCGTGTTGTCATAAATGTGCGAATAGGTATATCGCCCTTCATATCTTGAAGTTCAGCCGCAAACATACGCTGAAAGTTGTTACCTTCAAGTTCAATTAAATCGGGTTGAAACCTGTTATTTAACAGTAAAATTTGTTTTTTCTGTGCCGCACCACCAAGACCTTTTTCGTGTACTATACCCACGATTTGTTTTAGGTTATCTCCCGGTGGTGTTCTAAGAACTAACATGGCGGTGTAGTCTGCGTTTTTATCAGATGCAATAGCAGTATCCCAACCAATGAAGTGTTGTCCAAATACTCCTGCGGGATTACCCTCTTCATCGAATTCAGTATCAGCCCTATCGAGTAATACTAACTCTTTATCACGAGCCGCCTCAAGTATAGTTGCAGGGAACATACTGGCTACATCGTGGATAGGTTCACACAGATACTCACGGCTAAATTGTATAGCGGGCATAGATAATCGCCTTTGTTCAAGTGCCTCAATATTCCATCTTTCCGGCCAAAGGGCTATACCTTCTGCATTTATAGCGGGATATGTTTCTACTTGAAATGTTTCTTTTTCTTCAAGTTCAGCATACAAGTCATTGTAACTAAACGGTGTTCCAACCATCATTAATCGTGATGTGTGGTGCAGAACTGGAAGTAATACACCATAGAACCAATCGGCGGCTCTTTGTAACTCTCCACCCGTAGTTCCCCAAAGAATGTCATCACATACCACTACATCGGGGTGGAAACCACGAGTAGCACCACCAACCGACTTAGCCATAATACGACTACCGTTGGTGAACTCGAAGTATGATTTAGCCCATGGTCTACCTTGGTCGGGCTTCAAACCTCTTAGAATATCAGCACTTTCTATATTATTACGAATAAATCTCATGTGTTCAAGTGTCTGTTCTAATGAGTGTGAAAATATCATGATGTGTGTGCCGGGATTGAAAGCGGCTATCCATAGAGCATACGACATAAACAAAGTGGACTTACCGTGGTCACGACTCGCTTTAACGCAGTAGTAACGGTTTTCTTTCAATCCTTTATCCCACATCTCATGATGATGACTGTAATGAAAACCAAGTATATCTGTAAAAAAGAACTTAAATGACTTTTCAGCCATCTTCTTATCCATATCTAGGATAAATTGTTCCATGTTTTCGCTCATCTTATCATCTCAATTTTAGTAAAGTATATGCGGCAAATGTTCCTATTTGATGAGGTGACATCTTGTAAACTATATCAGCACCTAACTTTTCAGTAAGTGCGGTAACGAATGACTTGTTAGCACTTGGGTCTTGAGGCATCAAAGTTGGATATGGTTGTCCGGTTGCAGGGTCAATTCTCGGTTGAGGTGGATTAGTCATATTAA